AAATCAGATAAGATGAATACAAAAGAAACTTTAAACGATTCGATACTCAATGATTTAAAAAAAAGAGCTAACACCATTAGGAAGGATATTATCGAAATGATTTATTCTGCAAAGTCTGGTCACCCATTAGTACCGTTCACCATCGTGTAAGTAGTACCAACGCTTAAAGTCTGGTAACTTGTAGTTAATGACCCCAAACGTACCCCCTGCCCCGTTGCAAGTAATGTTCCCGGTACGCCTGCATTATCAGAATAGATATAACCGGTGACGGTTGACGTATAGTTAGTAAGTAACGCACTTGCTTTAATTGACACTTGAAAATCCCCCATAGTATGAGCCGCTGTAGCTGTAAATTTAGTAGCTACATATTGAGTACCCATAGTATAGTCAGTCCCAGTAGCGGAATTGGATTGTAATGTCTGCGCTGTTTGACTTGCATATATATTACTAAGTGCGCTTTGATTGACGGTTAAATCTGATGTGTAATAACCAGTACCTGTTAAAGTTGCGGAACTCGCACCTAACGCCTTTCCAGTAGTACTATTAAAATAAGGTAGTGCGCCGGAGGTTACTGTGCTTGCGCTCCCCATATATTTATTATCCGAAAACCCCCTAAAACCATTTGTATCCGAATAATTCAGCTTGTAATTCATTAAAGCTTTGAGATAAGCAAGACTCAAAAGCGTATCCCCCGGAATGGTATAAATCCCTTTTGGCTGCCAACGCCCCGAAGTATCTGTGTCACTTACTTTCTTTTTCAAGCTGTCAATTAGACCTAAAAGTCTTAAATTGTGACTCTTCAAACTATCGTATTGAGCGTTAATGAGTATTATATGATTATATAAAGAATCAAGCGCCGACTGCTTATTAGTCTGAATATCCATGCTGTTTCGTGCAAGTGAATCTGAAATAATAGAAAACTTTTGCGCATTAAGTGTGTCCGCTGCGTTAAACTTTTCGTTTACCTCATTTCTTAAATTGCTTTTCGCCGTATCAACATCATATTTTTTGGCGTATTCATTGAACTTTACTGTTAATGAATCGTTGGTGCTTTTTATTGAATCAAGAATATTTTTTCCCCCCATTGTAAAACCTTTTGCATCAATTGTACCGGAACTATCAACCTTTACTTTCGTTATTCCTTTTTTTGCAATTTCTAACAAATTCCCTGCAACATCTTCTTTAGTATCAAACTTATAGGCCGTTTCATTGCCTTGCGCTCTCGGGTTAAGCTTTATTCTTATTACGCTGTCAATTTCAGCTACAAAAGCTGCTCCTGTAACAATGGAGTGACTATTATCCTGTAGGTATAGTAAATCACCGCTTGCAATATATGGCCCGTATAAGTCACGTTTGAGCTTTAAAACGTTATTAGAATTATCCTTCGTCATATCTCCCGAAAGAGAAATAATTTTGGTTGCCTGACTTGCTTCTGTGTTTCCTTGAACCGGCGGATTATAGGGCCTGCCTTTTATAACAACATTCAATTGAACCTTGTTTACTGTCCAAGTAATTCCGTCACGGCTTATCGCTCCTTGCCCCAATGTGTCGCTATTACATATTAGACTGTTTTCAGGCGAAGCAAAATCAAGTCTTATCACTAACCAATAAACTGTATTTTTGTTAAGAATAGCATTTGTTAACAAATTCACTTGCCCAAAAATGCTGGGAATAGCTGTAACCTTTGAAGATATGCCCTGGATAATCTGTTTACCCGGTTTGTTGCCGTTATCATCGTAAATATTACCGTAAACCCATTGATTGCTATTGAAGATCAGCTTATTGAACTTTGCTTGTATCTCAACCGCCCCTACCGTGTAATTATCATTTGCAGTAAATTTAACGGCTGTATATTGTGTTGTTAAAGAGTAATTAATACCGCTTGCGTTGTTCCGCTGTAATATTTCCTGTCCGTAAATAAACTGACTTATTAAAACCAATAATAATAATACTCTTTTCATCTTTTTCCTTATAAAAATAGGCTATCCGTTTTCTGGATAGCCTTTGTAAATTAAACAACTAAACTACAGATACCCATGCAAACTGACCTTTGCCTACCAATGCTACTGTTATTGTGCCTGCCGGATTGACAATTGCCAACTGAAGTACATCCCCTTCAGCAATTTCCGCATTATCCGCATCAATCACCAAAGGAACAACGTCCCCAATTGTTTTGCTTAACGCAATATCGGCTGATTCAGCAATTGTTTTGCTCTGTGTTAGGTTTAAGAGCTGCACTTTCGGGGTATTTCCTGTACCCGTCTGAACTGTGTCAATAACGAAATTTACATCCTTAATCTCAAGTTTCGTTGGAGAAATAAATACGTTATCTTTTACTGTTGCACCTGAAGCACCTGCTGTTACTTTTCCTGTAACTACATTAAATGGCAAGTTTGCCAATGCAAGTAAACCGGCTAACGCATTCGGATTGTTGTAAAAATCCCTTGAATTAAGAACATCGGTTGACAATTTAGGATATTTAGCTGACATAATAGGACTCCTTTTTATTTGTTTTTAATGTTTTCCATTATTGGAAATTGTTTTTGAACGCTTCTTCGGGGCTTAATCCGTCACTAAACATATTGCTCTCCATATCAGCCCTGTAACTATTTATTTTATTTTTCACTTCTGTTGGTTTGCCCTCCAAAAGCTTAATCATTGCCTTTGTCTTATCGCTTACTTTTTCGCTGCCCGAAAAGATGTCAATATCAGAATTCAAATATTCATCAATATTATTGTACTTATCCTTATAGTTTTGATACTTCCCAATTATCTTAATAGCGCTATTGATCGGTTCCTGTAAACTCTGCTCTTTGGTTAGTCCCATTAACGTACCAAGTGACATATCAAGGGCCTTAACCGTATTTTCAGGAATGAGATTATTTTCAAAATATTCTCCGGTGTCGCCAAATATTAAGTTTCGCATTAATGATTTTAATACTTCCTTGTTCGGTTTACCGTTGTTGTTCGTGTACTTTCTTATCTCATTTGCATTAATAATGTCCTTGCGCCTTAACAGGTTAAATATTTCATCACCAATGCCTTTATCGGAGTCAATGTATTTATTGAAAGTATCTATTTCAGGATCCTTTACCTTCGCAAACAAATCATGTATCTGATTAACAAGGTTTTCATCCCGCTTTATCTGCTGAACTTTTGCCCTTGCCGTATCATCAAGGCTTTGCTCTTTTGCAAGACTCTGATTTGTTTTCCCGCCTAAAACGTTGGCCTCCTCTGCGGAAACATCTGTGCGGCGAATAAGAATAGGATTTTTCATTGATTTAATTTCATCAGGATTAAATCCCAATTCTTCCGCATGGTTAATTAGATCCTCTTTATACTTATTCCCGCCGGAAGAATAATGCGCAATAATTCCCATGCTTCTGTTGTTCCCGCCGTACACTTCATAATTATTGTTAACAATCGGTGCGCCGGAAGTTGCCAGGTGAACATCATCCAACATATCAAAATCAGGTTTATTCTTTATCCCCTCTGTTACTTCAATGTCTTTAGCATTGTAATCTCTGTTTTGAGCTGCCTTTATCGAGTAATTATTGTTTTTAACGAATTCACCATTATTGTATGTATGGCTCGGGGTAATCTGATCGGCTTCTACTACTTCTGTCCAATATGGTATTTTGGTTTGTGAGTCGATACTTAACTGTTTTGTTTGCTTTTTGGTGCTTACAAGTCCCTTATTAGCTTCTGTCTTTGCAAAAAGAGCTTCGCCGTTCATTTCTTTCAGTTCATCAAGAGAAATGCTCTTAATTGAAGAAACGCCTAAAGTATCAAGGAAGCTATTATTAAAATCATCTTCGGAATCCTTATAAAGAACTTTATTCCCTTTTATTCCCTCGATGTCATACTTTTTACCGTTAATTTCTACCTGGTTATATTTCCCTGATGTCTGCTCGGTTATTACTTCGCCAGTCTTGTAATCAAACTTCCTGACAAACTTATAATCAACTCCGTTTACTTTGGCCGTTTGCTCTGCGGTGAACAAATCAGGCATAACCTTAAAGCCTTCATTTTCTGCATCCTGTCTGAAGGTGACATAAGCAGGCGTATCAAGTGTTTGCTTTTTCTCCGCTATGGTTCTTTCGTATTCAAGTTTAACCCGGTCTTTATCTTCCTGTGATTGTACCGGGGCTGTCTTTGTTTTACTCCTTATTGATAATTTGGGCCTTTCTTCTGCCTTATCTTTATTTGCCTGTTTTAACTTAGCCAGCATATCCGGGTTTTCATCTTCCTTAACCCATTCGGAACTTGCAATATTTCCTTTATCATCAAAACTAAATTTCAGTTTTTTCTTTTCCTGAACTTCAAGCTCTTTTTGCCGTTCCTTTTCCAATTCATCAAAAGGTAAATGAAAATATTCCCCCTGTTTATCTTTGACAATGTAACCATCCTCCATTGCATCAACTGCAATAAATTTCTTTCCGTTCATGTAAACAGGATAATTATCAATTCCATCAATGCTGATTTCAATATCATCATTTATTGGATTATACCGTCTTTCAACTGATAAGTGCCCCTGCGGAGTTTTAACAAACTTCTGTTGCCGTAAATCGTTCTTACGGCCAAACCCGGTTTCCTGTGAAGTCTGAAGGAATAACTTATACTCTGGATCATCTTTGTAGTTGTGGTTTTGCATAAGATATTCGTCTAATGTCACTATTCCGCTGGTAACATCGGCAACCTTTTTATCAATACCGTACTGCTTGAAAGTTTCCGGGGTTCTCATTTCACCTTGCGAAACTTTCTTTAATTCAACGTTTTTCCTGAAGAGTTTATGCCCGCCGTCTTCATACTCCATGAGGACAAAATTATTTGTGGTTAGCTTTACTCTTGAACTCTTGCCCTGAAAACTAACAATATCCCCCTGTCTGAAATTCTGTAAATCTCTTTGTTCTTGTAAATAATTGGTTTTATTAACTATTATTGGCTTTTTACCTTCCCCCGCAAGAACAAGTAAATTGTCGGCGGCTTCCTTTACTGCGTAATTTTCACCGTTAAATTTAACAATATCGCCTTTGGTAAAATTCATATCCGGCTCGGCTGCTTGCCCTTCCGGTTGCTTTACGCTCTGCCCCTGTTCGTTCTGCCATTGTTTCCGTCCATCCGGCATTTTATAAAGATAAATATACTTACCTGGTGCAACTTCCTTGCGGTCAATGTATTTGTGGCCCGGCTTCTGTCCTCCTTTTTGGTTCCATGCGTTCCCTGTTGAAACAGTAGGCTTGGTTAAACTTACGCTATTACCAAACGCTTTATATAGTTTCGGGCTTCTTTTTTTTCTCTCTGACCCATACCACAAAATCCGGTGATTACCGATAAAGGGTTTAATAACTTCAGCCGTGTATAATTTATTACCGATGCTCTTATAAAAAATATCTTCTTCAACTTTATCCGGGGAACACAAAACCGTTCTTATGTCGTCCGGTTCTCTTTCAACTTCTACTTTTCCCAAAACAGTTTCAAATGTCCCGGAAATAAAAGGCTCTTCGGGTTCATCTATTTCAAGCTTACCCGTTTCAAGGGCCTTGTTAAGCAAATGAGAATTAACCATTAACCTGTCCAATTCCCGGTTATCAGTCATAATTACGGTGTCTTCGGTGCAATCCTTTATTGTGCCTAAATCTGTTTCGGCTCCTTTCTCAATCATATCATAAGGAACTGAATCAAGAATATTGCCGTCATTATCCCGGGTAACAATTTGATAACTCTCTAAGCTCTTTGTAATAAATCCGCCCTCAAAATCGGGAACTCTGCTTAATATTTTCATTCCATCCCCAATATATTTTGTTCATACCATTTTTTATGAGCTGCCCTATCTTCAAAGGCAAGTCTTATCCTTCCGTTATCTACCCATTGGAGTAAAGGGTTAAAAGCAATAAACACGCACCGGCAGCGAATATGGAAGGGCACACAAGGCATACTATATTCATCATGCTTCTTTTCCCTCAAATTATCCTTTTTATTGCCTTTAGTTTTATCAATCCTCTTTTGGAATGACATACTGCGGCCAATATTTGTTTTACCTGCCCATACTGTAGTTTCCCAAATTTTGGCAACTCTTTTATATTCTTCTCCTGTTAAAGTGCTATAGTCCGGCGGGGGGTTTTTAGTTACCCTGTAAACTTTCATATTAATAACATCATCACAAGATGGGCAGCAATCCGGCATACTTATACCGATTACATAATCCCCCTCATTTATTGTTGAAAGATAACCGGCTGAATAGGCTGTGTTGGTTTCTGTAATTGCAACCGTTTTTAAGTTTCTATTAAGCTCACCCGCATCCTCAACAATCATTTCACGCAACCGTCTTTCAACTCCACCCGCCCCTTCTCTCCGCATAATAGCCTCTGTAAGCGCAATCTTTACTTGCTGTTGGGTGTTTGTGGTTGTGTTGGTGATAAACTGCCCCCCTTTCTCAACTGCTGCTTTAAGCGCTTCTATTTCGCTTACGTTAAGGTTATACTCAACCGCTGCATCTCTAATGAACTTCGGAAGGCTATCAACTTTTAACTGTAACAAATTGGTGACGGCTGCGCCCTGAAGGTCAGCCCTTGAAAACAATCTACCGATAACATAGGCACGTAAAAAATAAGTTTGAGCTTCGGGAATACGCAAATAGAAATAATCCTTAATGAACGTATCAATCCTTTCGATTTCCATAATTGTTAAATACTCTTTGGTATCCAAATCAATGGTTTTACTTTCAATTAGGAATTCACGCAAGTCATTATAAAAAGCATCAGGGTTGTATAACCCTGACAAATGCCTTTCTATAAAATCCAACTGCTTTAGGTGGTGTAATTTACCGTCTATCGTTTGAATCATTTCTCTTTTTGAACCTCATGTCAATTATTTATTTTGTGGCAATTCGTTCTGCTTCTTCACGTGTCATATTGCCTTCATACTCGCAAATTGCCGCTCTCTCTTCATAAATTTCACGTTCTTCTTTGTTCATCAAATCAGTAGGTATCATGTTATAACCCGAAAAGATTTGACATAATATCTTCAATCTTAATTCTGCCAGCTAATAACAAATAAATTGCAAATAATATTATACCTGTTATAGCTGTTATCTTTAACACTTTGAAAACAGGGCTAAGTATCTTCCCAATCTTTTTACTGTAATCTGCCAACAAATGTAAATCCTCCAGAATCTGTGTGCGCTGGTTAATTTGTTCAATGTGCTTAAATATCTCAATTTGATTTTCCCATGTCATAACTATTGCTTCACTCTGCTTAACAACCTTTGTTGTGCCGTTTTTTAACGTAACATCGCAATCAACTTTTTCTATTTTGTCCAATACTTCCTGCAATTGATTTTTGATTTCCTTTTTGTCTTTTAGGAAATAGCAATCTTTTGTATTATCTGGGCACTCACTTCCTGCCATTTACCCCTATTCCTCCTTATTCTTATCGTTTAGTTTTTCGTATTCCGCTCTCAAATCTCCTTCCATGTCCGCATCATTACCGTACAATCTTAATAGCTCTTTATCCTTATCGGTTAATTGGCCGCCGTTTTGGCCGCCTTGTTCGTTCCCTTGCTCGGGAGCGGGTTGTTGCTGCATTTGTTCCTGCTGCGCCTTTTGCTGTGCGTTGAATAAAACTGTTTGGTAAATCTGCTGATTGGTAAAACCCGGCAAATCGTAAACGTTAACATCGCCCAACATAAGTTCTTGCTTTTCCTTATCCTGTTCGGCCAGTAAATCATTGAAACTTTTGGTTGTTGTTAATAACTTTGCATCAATTTCAACCTTTGCTTTCCGGTCTTCAATTTCAAAACCTTCAAAGGATAACATTATATCGAGTCCAGTAACTCGCTTAAAGATATTAGCACCATCTTTGTTTGGTGCGTTTAAGCTGTCAGCTAAATACTGAAGAAATACTTTTGCCCCTAAATCTTTACTTTCCTTTACAACACCGTCTGTTGACTCCTGGAATAAACTCTTTGCCCCTACTGCATCACCATAACTACCTAACGTTACTTCTCTCGGATCTGTGCCGGATAATTGGCAGAAAATAGAAAAGAGCAACGTCATAAACTGGTGATACTCCATATCTCGGCTGTTTCCTCTCGTTCCTACCCATTTAACATCTGATTTTTCCCCATTAAGGCTTATCATCGGCATTTTGTTCTGATTGGAAGCGCCATTTTGATATGCCCATAATGTTTTTTTAATCAGCTCTAACGCCATAGGGCTTACGCCTCCGCCTGTAACTGCAAAGAATCCGGGGGGCAATCTGCTGTTTGTGAAGTTGGAAGCGTTCATCTTAAGAGCATTGGTTATGTAAGTAATCATTCTTACGGCCTGTTCCGCAATACTGTACCCTCTGCCTGCGTACTTATGGTCTGATCTTACAAAAAAATGGTTCTTCATCACCTTGTCACGGGTAACACCGGCAAGTTTTATGTTCTGATAAACGAGTAAATAATCTGGTTCGCTGGGTTCTTCTTCCTTTACCCCTTTACCTACAATGCTTTCAAGCTCATTTATTAGCTCTTGTGTGTCTGAACCGATAATATGGTTGGTAAATCTTTGCTTCTTAACAACCGGCTTGAATAATATCGGGTCTTGCAAGTGAATTGCAACCGGATTATCAAATCCGTCTGTTCTTACCTCAAGAGTTATGTCGTCAACATCAAAGTAATCTTCATAAGCTGCGCCAATAAACTTAGCGAAGTTTGGGCTTGATTCGTTTGGAGGGTAAAAGAAAGAAGACAAAAGTTTCTGCTGCCATAACCCTAAAAGGGTTTTTTGCTCCTTTGTCGGCTGAAAATCAGGATTTGAAAATTTGAATATTGCCCCTCTCTTACGTCCGCCTGCCGGTGCAACTCCCCATTGGGCAAAGTCCAATCTTCTTTTGTTCTTAATAAGCCTGCCAGGTTCCGTATCTCCGGCCCTGCGTAATAAGCTATATGGCAAGGGTTCCGTTTCAAGATTAATATATCTGTGTCCGCCTGCATAATCATATACAGGCCCGTCAATATCCCTGATATGAGCAAGTAATTCTTCTGCCATTTTCAGGTTTATTTCGTTCCCTTCCTTCTGAATCCTGTCAAAAGCTTCTTTGTTCTGCTCTTGTATCTTTTCTAATAATTCATTCGGGTTTTCTTCTTCTTGACCCGGAGAGAATTCTTCATCTAATTGAATTTTTTGCATTAAAAAACGCCTGAATTGTTCAGGCGTTAATATATTAATGCTGTTTTTCTAATTTTGTCTATTTTTTTTCAGTTTTTGCCGGGGAATACGTCCCAACCATCGACATCATAAAAGGATTCAAAATTATTTTCTCTCTTGCGTTTAATGTATATACCTAAATTTTTTTCTGCCTCTTCAAACGTGTCCCCTTTAGCAATAGGCATTGGAGAGGGATCATTACAATACTTTGCCACCCAATAGCCGGTATCAGGGGAATAAGATATTTTATAAACAGCTTTCTGCTCAATTATTTTTTCCTTCTGTCTTCCCGCGTTATCCAATTTGTTTTTATAATGGCTCCGCCAAAAATCAATTGCATATATAATTGCAATATTCGGAATTAAAATTACGCCCATTAGAAGAAGTCCACTGTATATACCATCGTATGATAATATCATTTGCTCATTTCTCCTTATAAAACTGAATTAATCAATTCATCCGGTACATCGAATAGCTTAAGACACCCTTTCACGGGTAAAATAGGAACCGGTCTTACATTCCTGATGAACCACGAATAAGCGCCGGGGTAAACATCGCATAATGCAGCCTTTTCATGTTCGGGTGTCATTGGCTGAATGTCGTACAACTCAACAATGCAAATTTGCCTACCTGGTTTCATCATTGCATAAAATTTTTGCAGGTCTGATTCCATTTGTGAAGAGAACTCTGCCATACTTTTGTGTTTCTTGTAGTTCTCATTCACGTACTTTGTTATTATTTCCTGATAAGGAAACGGCGGCGGAATGGAGATAATGGGTTTTGCCGATGCACAAATTAACAAATCCCCTCTGTAGTATGTTTTCCATACCCTTGTTTCAATGGTTTTAACCCCTGCGCCTATTAAGGCCGCCCAAGGTTGCTTTACTGATATTGCTTTCATCTAATATATTCCTTTATGTTAACAATCAAACCCCAAGCAATCTAACTTTTTATCAATGTATAAATTGCAATCAGCTAATATATAAGCATCTTCAACGCTAATATATGGGAGCACATCTTTTATATCACAAAGATAAACGGCTCCCCTATCTGCCCCCTGGACTATCTCATCACATACCTCATAAGGTATTCGTTCACGTAATAATGTAAGTGCCTTCATTGTATAATCAATATGCCCGTTTGTAAAAGCACCGCCATCTACATCTAATATCTCTGTAAATTTCTCTCTGGTAATCATTACTATTCCTTTATTTTCATTTTCTCAAGTTGGAATTCTCTAACTAAAAGTAATTCTTCGGAAACTCTTTATACTCTACTCCGTCAACCAGGCAACCGGAATTTCTTTTGCCTACTCGGTAAAATCCTATTCCGCTTGTGTCTTGCTTGCATTTATACTTTTCAAAATCAAGATCAGGGGGGCACTGGCCTGCCGTAGTCCATTCTCCCCATTGCTTAAAATGGAAAGGCACACCTGCTTCAATACATTGATTTTTTAATGATATTACCCAATCAGGGTGTGTGGGCCGGGCGTTCTTTCCGCTCTCTCCGCCGCATACAACAAGGTCAATTCCTCTATTACACCTATCATCATGGTGATGGTGCAAGATATTACCCGGTGTTCCGTCTTCGTGTTTATTATTATGGCTGTGTTTCCCTTCGCAACCTCTTTGCCCGCCAATCCATTGAGTTCCGCCTAAATTCTTGCCCCTTAAGGTAATTTCACTTAACATTGGTTCAACCGAAATAAATATTACTCCAGCAGGAATCTGTAACGCTAACGGTATGCGTATATCTGCCTGTTCCTGATCCTCTGTAGTTACTCCAAACCAAAGGTTTTTGAATGGGAATGTTAAATTAGGGTGTTTATGTTTAAGCTGATTAAAATACTCCAAAGCTCTCTCGAGCCTTTTGGTTAAAATCTGAAATGTATGCCAGTGACATTGGGCTATTACGTGCATTACTTTGTCAATAAACTTAAAAGGAACTTCCGGATGAAAAAGATCACTCATAGAATTAACAAATATTTTCCGGCCCTTTCTCATACGAAGCGGAATACTTAACCTATCAGGGTGTAATTGCACCTTACTGAAAGGCTCTGCATATTGCGGCATATTCTGCAATTTACCTTTCTTGTATGCCTCATGCCTCTTGTTGTGCAATTCTTCTGCGTAACACTCCCGGCAACCTGTAGTTATTTTTGTGCATCCGGTTACGATGTTCCAGGTATAGTCGCACCATGATATAGTAGTCGTTCCCATTCTTTTAATACTCCATCGCATGTAAATTATATTTTTTTAATATTTCGTCTGCATTATCAAGAAGAAATTGCTTTGCTTCGTCTAATGCCCCAAACTCTTTATTCAATCTAATCCACTTCCATAAGCAATTAGGGTTCCCGTCTTCGTTTATATCTTCTTTAATAACCATTAAGTTTATTCTAAAGGGTAGTCTCGGTACAATATTTCCTACAATCTCCCTTTTATACTTAATATAGTGCGTTGGCATATCGAATGCTCTCCATGCACCTGTTGGTTGTTCTGTTTTGAATGTAAAATTTTTTGCCATTTTACTATAACTCCTCATCTAAATCTTTAAGGGCTGTAATTACCCCCTCAATATGCAAAAGGAAGTCGAAAAATAATACTACACCAATGATGGTAACGAAATACTTCTGACACTTTTTTCTAAATTTCTTTATCATTATTCCTTACCTTCATAATGTTTTATATATTCTTCAATTAGCTCTGACGTTGCAAGCATAAAAGATATAAGTGCAGATAAAGCTAAGGCATTAACTCCGTCTCCGCACCATTTTTCCACACTATTGGTTATTTCCCAATGCCAGCCTTCCAATAATTGGAAAAATATAAATTTAATCAGCCCGCATATCACTGTAAGTTTAGCAAAAAACAAAGCTATTTTATAATACTTTTTAACTTTCACTTTTTACCTCTTCATTTCCTTCTTTATCTTCTTCATACCGGCAGTCAACTTCATTGTTGCTTACACTGTATAAGTGTTCGCAATTATGGCAGGCTGCCGAATTAACTACAATCGGGACTCCCTCTATTTGTTGCCCAAATGGGCAGGACTGGTTATGTTCATGTTTTATTTTCATGGCCTTCATTCCAATATTTCTAAATCAAATGTTTCTCTCTTATCTCTCTTTTTCTCTACCGGCTTTGTCTTCCTTGCTTTAAGGTACTGGGATGTTGCGCAATCGTAAACCTCTAAACCATTGGATAAGTATAGTGTAGTTCTTTTGTTTTTTACTATGATGATGTTCTTTCCCGGCATTTCTTCCTCTTTAGTTTAAGTATGAGTCAATATTGCTGCGTATTTCATCTATGGTTAATTCTTTCCGGGCCAGCTTTGCCTTGTCCTGATCTGTTAGTGCCGGTTCAATTACAACTGAGTCGATTGATTCTGCTACTACTCGTTTGTTTTCCCTTGCTTTGGGCAAGTACCCTTCAATGTCTGTTTTTCTGAATTTCAAACAAAACATTTCTCTCTCCTTTATGTTTGTTATTATTTGGTTTTATTAACTAATTTTTGTTCTGCTTTGTACTTATTAAGCGCCGGACAAATAATCCAATTCCATGAAATAGAATCGTATTCCTTTATATTACTACAATCTCTGCATGGACTGGAGCCTATGCGTTTATGATTAATAATTGGGCATTGTTCCGAACATTCCCCAATTTCTTCACTGTAATCACAATAATACTTTTCCGCTTCTTTCTTAAACTCTTCCTCAATGTCGGTTAAAAGAGCGTAAGAACTGACGTTTATTAATGTTCCAATCTGGCCCTCACATATTAAACAACCCATTAACACACCTGTACTAAATCGCAATTTCCCAATCGAGAATCTCTTCCCGTTCCATGCAAGCACATTCACTTTCGGCAGGTTATTCGGGTCAACTTTATTTACTTTCATTTCGCACCTAACTGTTTTAAACTGAATACTATGCCCTCGCAATAACTTAAATTATCCTTCCATATAGTGAATGTCGAACGAACAATGCTGGTTTCGAATTTCCAAGATGGTTCTCCTATATCATCCCCCATTGCTATAATCCGGCTTGCATTTTCTTTTGCTCTTCTATAATGTGAACAGCCTTCTTCGCATATTTCAAGCAGCCCTTGTTCAGTCACAAATAATTCGGTATCCTTATCTGCGGGTATTTCTGCATGGATCGCACCCCGTAATTCAATTACATCATCGTAAACATAAACATATACTAACTGTTCTCTTTCTGCATACTGCTGAATATCAATTCTGCTTTCGTCCCCTGATTCTCTCCCATTCAACATAAAGGCCAGTTTTCTTAATTTTTCTGCTATTCTTTTTGCTTCCATCTCAAATTATCTCCTTCAATTAATAAAACACACTTTCAAGCTGTGTTTTATTCGTTTTTCGCTTCGTTGTTACTTCTTTACTCTTGTTAATAATAGCTTTTATTAACTATTATCAACTTAATACATTGCTTGCCGATTGTCAAGTGTTTTTTATTTTTTCCTGAATTAAAACACACTTTTATTTAGTTTTAATTATCTGGAAGAATGAGAAACGATAAAAAACAATGCAATTTGAGGTGTGTGTTTTATTCTGTATTTTATTTTTTCGCTGTGTTTTATTTGGCTCTATATTATATAGTAGCAGGCATATCTATTACTACATAAAGCGTGTTTAACATCGTTCAAATGCGTTATTAACGCTTTAATAACTCTGGATTATCATGTAAATTGCCTTCGTATTTTATATTATAAATTGGTGCGCACTTTAAGTCCATATCATAGCCAAAGGAATTGCTGGGCCTTAATCCATACTTATAATACTCCCCAATGAAGCCGCCTTTCACTTGCTTCACGAGATATTTAGCTGTTGTCCCTGTGCTAAATATATCACCAACAAACATTTTCTTTTGTCCCTGGTTGATATAGTCTAACCAAATGTATTGCCCTACAGTTTCGTAAGAAATTGGGTGATAAACCAAGCCATCACGTAATTGTGTTAATATTCTCCAGCCTTTGTTGGATTCAGTATTCAGACTCACAACATTAACTAAATTCCCCTCTACCCATTCCCCGGTATCTGCTCTTTTACCTCTAAATATATTTTCAAACGGCTGCATAAACTTTTCCATATTGTTTATTTCCCTTTCTTAATTGCTTCAATAACTCTTTCTTTTAATAGCTCAAACTCGCTTTTAGGCGGTTCTACAAGTATTCTGTTTTCTTTTGTGCGTATATACCGTAAACAATTTTTACAAATCCATTCTTCAAGCCCCCATGTATCAGGGCATCCTCTTGAATCGTGTAGATCATAGCATATTGTTTTAATTCTAAGGTCTTTTTTGACCCATTGGTGAACACATAAATCTGGCTTAATTAAATAAAAATTTTCCTCCCAATATTCCCGCCCTTCAAATAAGATGGTATCTATAATCCATTCAGATTCCCATTTCGCGGTTTTCCAGGCAAATTTTTTAATTGCTTTATCAACAGCCTCATTAAGCAATTTTTCTGATGCAGCCTCATTAAGCAATTTTTCTGATGTTATTTTTTCGGCCATATCAAGCAATTCCTCCCATGTTTGGGAATATGCAAGGCCACTCAATAATACGATTAATAATAAAATCTTTCTCATTATTTTCTCCATCCTAACATTTTGCCAAGGGAATCGCAGGGATAAATATCATCCAACATAACCCCCATAAATCCGCTTGTGTCACCGGGCTTATTTACAAATACCCAATTCACATTTCCGTAATAATCACGTCCGCTAAAGTCAGAAGACACCTGATAAACCTGCCCGAAATGTCTTTCATCGTTACCAACAATAACAACATAATCACCTTTCTTTAAGGCAGGATAATATCTTTTGTTGCTTGGTTCTTGAGTTACTGTGCAACCGATAATAGCGCTTAACAATGCGAGAATTATTGCAATCTTTTTCATTTGTTCTTTCCTTTTATATTTTAATAATTTTACCATCAGTTATGTAATAATGCGCTTTATTAGGGCAATTATTATTCAAAATCGATGGCGTGAATGTAACTTTATCCGAATCAATCTTAATATCCCAACCATTATCCAAATTAAAATCTGTATCAAATGGAGTCACTGACTGATTTCCACACCCGCAAGGGCATAAGTGAATTGCAATCTCAAAGAAAAGTGATACATATAAAACACCCTCTGATATTAAGTCTGGAATATGCTCACAAAATTTAGTCTCAAGTTCTGTAATTTTATATGTATCCATCCCTATTATTTCCATCCTATGGTTATATGACAAGAAATCCAATAGATTAAGGCCAATAATCCTATTACTCCAATTATGCCCATACATATCATTATTCGATATATTTTAAGCCAATAAGCCCCGTCACTCATAATATTCTCCTTCTATTTTATTAATTATTTTTAATGTTATTACTAAAAATTCTCATATATTCTCTTATTAATTTTGTAAACGCCGTACGAGGTAAAACTTTTATATTAATGCAATCGGCGGATGAAATGGCATATTTATTAAATAATTCTTCGCTTTTCGCTTCGATTTCCTTTTCGTTTATAGCATCTGTTTTTATTATATCATTGATTGGAATCATACCTAATTTTAACATCCTAATTTGACGGTCTTTCTCTTCTAAAACTAATCTTACTAATTCAGCTGGAGAGGTTCCCCTTGGCCCGTGCTTTCCCTCTGCTGATTCTGATAAGTCAAGTTCATTAACGACATCTTCAAGCATATTTTTTAATTCTTCTACATTATTTGTCATTTTATTTTAGCCCCAAAATTTATTCATTAACCAATTGAAGAATAAGTAGATTAAGTATGCCAACAGGAATGATCCTGCGATTGCTGCCAGAACGAAATAGATTATATTCATTATTTCACCATCCCCCGCATTCAACCAAAACAGCTTCGCCTTTCTCGTCAATTCTTAATACTTTATACGGCTTACCATCTTTTTGAATAATCTCTCCTGGCTCCACTCTCTTTTCTGTTCCTGCCGCGGAACAATGCTTTCCCAGTATGTCCGGATTTTCGTTAGGAGGGATGCTCATAAATCCATCTTTAGCATGTAATGCTGAAAAATAATCAGCTTTAGATGGTAACTTTATGCCTTCTGGCAACCACCATTTATTGCAATCTTCATGCGGCTCTGAATTCATATCTACTCGCTTTTTATTTTAATTATCTTACTGTTAACATTATTGTAGCTTCAATTGCGTAAAGAATAGTTAGAATCGTAAGTATTACCATGACTCTAAAATACCATCTATATGGAGGACTACTCCAAACATCTTTGAAACCTTCTTTAACTATTCTAAAGTCTTCTTTTATTCTTCTGAATACTCCTAAAAACTCTACGAATTTCGATTTCCAACGTTTCATTTTTCACCTTCCTTAATTTCCCAATACAAATCGAAACGGAATTTTTTATTGTCCATTATTTCCCAATCATCCGTACCCTCTGTACCAAACCATAACTCACCATTTCTCTCTTCAACTGATTGATATGGGGGGTCATTCAATGCGTTATATATAGTACATCCGTCCCATATTATCTTGCCATTTTTATCTAAAAATAATGCACCGTCTCCCACAAATAATTCCCACAAATAATCAGAAATATATCTCCCCTTAGACATAGGTAAGTGGATGCAACCCGTCTGTGACTGCATATCTTGTATGAACTTATCCCAATTATTAGACATCATATCGATAAATTCTAATGTATCCCCTCTCTTTTTATACCTATCGATATACTCTGACTTTAATGATAATTCTGGGTATAATAGCCAAAACTTAATTCCTGCTTTAGATAATTCTTCTCTTACTTCTTTATGGGAAGACACTAAAATTATCTGAACTCTACCCAACCTACCTTTTATATGCTGGATATAGTTTTGTGGGAAATCTGGGTTCCTTTCGCCATTTAACCATGAAAATTTACTCGAATCGGAATCCAGAACTGTAAATTTTTCATTGTTATAAAAATGGGTTTTGCCTGTGCCGGGAAACGCTGATATAACAGTTGTTTTCATTTTAACTCCCTTTTAATAAAATATTCGAGGGCCTGCTTCACGTTCTTAAAAGTTGCTGAATCTTTGGGGAAACGGATATTTCCGCCTCTGTTTAAGAATGCTAAAATTTCATCATCTGCTGGCATGTTAAACAGAAGTATTTTGCTTGCCTTAACCCAACATCCATAATTACCTTTACTTAAAACATCTACAATATTCTTTAATGAAAAATCATCCTTTAATTCATCGTCAAATTCTAACTCAATTTGTAGTTTCATTTTATTTCCCTGTTTTATTGAAATACTGAAGAGCCTGCTTGATAATATGTTTCAAATCCAACCAGGTTGTTACTTCCCCATTGAACTTACGCTTGCATAACTCGTTTTCAAGCGTAAAATCTCTTATCTGATCATCTGAAGGCATTGCTTTAGGCTGATAATCTTCCTCAATGTACTGCTGGATATTTTTATAATCTTCATCGCAAAAAACAGGGTTTCCGGATTCGATATTGGGAATAACTTCATCATTCAGGTAATTGATAATCTTTATTACTGTTTTGTTTTTCTCTTTTTTGCTCATTTTATCTCATCCTTGTACTTTTTGTAACTAAATATTTTAGAGGCAATCCCTTCTCTCCTTAAAATCGAACATATTAACTCGATCTCTTCAAGGGTATTGCTGGGTTGTATAGATGCCAATACCTCTATCGTTATATCCCCTTTGGAGTCAACCCACAACAAACCCCAATTTTGGGGTAATTCTGATACATTTATCATACCTGTAGGGCACATATAATATCTATGTTGACCGATACCCATTTGAGGGAACATGCGAAATATCTTATTCTTATCATTTTTGAAGTCTGAACGATTTACTTTCACTTCAATTAAATGTGTTATGATACCTCCAAATCCAAAAGCATCAGGGCTTTCTCCTATCCTTTCCAGTTCGCAGACTACATACTTGCATTTAGCCTTATTCCTTAGAAACTTTGCAGCTTTTAAGCATAATTCACGATGAGTAAATTCTTTCATTCGTTGTCTTCCTTTTTAAAAATTGGTTCCACTCTTGAATCGCCCATTGGTGTACCGCATTTGGGGCAGCCATAATCATACTTAGCTGCATAAAATAAAGCCATCGGGTATAGATAACCGCATGGACACTGCCAATATTCTATACCGTCTTTTATGGCTTCAGAGATTAGTTTGCCAATGGTTTTCATTTACTTCCCTCCTTTTGATTTGAGCCAATTGTAGCACATCTTCCACCCTATGATAAAACCTTGTGGATAATTATGTTTATTCCGATACCCTTCGGGCTTGTTATTCCGTCTAAAACATTCGCTATTACTTTCTTCCTCACTCGGAAACTCTGGTTTGTCCTTAAGAGGGCAATCGGGGTGAATGTTATCCCAATCGTTTTTTATAATGTCCTTTACAGGAATGGGGCAAGGCTTTCTTATTAGGTTGTATTTGCAGTGTTTACAGTTACTTATTTCAATTACTTTACTCATCCTTTACCCTTCAATCCTCTTTTTAATTATCGGTGTAGAGTCAAAACCTCGCATCATTTGGAATAGCGCTCTTTCTTCTTCTGTGGTTAATTCGGTTTTGGCATCATCATTATGATTTGTTCGGTGTATTTTATTCTTAAAAATGAACGCAAGAAATAATGTCTCGATGTTTTTATCCAATTCCTTCCGGTATATGTCGTATATTTCTGATATTTCTAAATATTCAGCTACGCTTAATTTCAAATCCACTTGCTTCCGATATATCCGGTGCTCAATTTGATTGGAGTTTCTAACCATAACAATTACTTGCATCAGTAAGCGCCGTTCAAGTTTGCTGCGAAATGTAAGTGTGAACATCTGTAAGACATCGCTCTTAATATCATTCTCTGTGATCTTGTATTTATAAAGCAACTTTTTCAAGAGCTTTTCAGCATTTACCTTTTCGCCTCCGACTCCGTTGTTGGCAAGCTCTTTGATCTTTATTAGCCTGGATTTTATTTCTTCAATTGTCATAACTACCATCTTCATCTTGCATTATTGGGGCAGTATGTAGCTCATACGCCATATAAGCCCAAAAAAATACGTATGTAATTATTAAGTATATCATAGTTTCACTAACTTGTTTGTGGACGGCTAAGGAGTCGAACCTCGAATGATAATTTCACGTTCAAATTACCCGCCTTTCCATAGGCGCCACCCAAAATTTAGGCTGTGAAAGCAAGGGACTTTCGCCCTTACAGTATTATTGGTGCGCTTCTTGTGCTTCGTGCGGTGTTAGCCCGCCTTAAACTGATTGTGCCAATAATCAGAACTTCATGTGCGCTTATTCTCGCACTTCTCGTGTCTATCTTCCACCATTTCACAACCTGTAAAGAACATCCGGTTACCTGTACGCCGGAAGGTTCCGGGGATTTACTATCTTCGTTTCATTTTACACCTCACTGTTTTTTATAGTTCTCCCCGGCAAATGCAAAGTGATATACTCCTATGATATGTACGTCCAATCAGTTGCGGACAAATCTTCTAAGCTTAATGCTTCCTTTGCTGGCATTTTGCGGGGTATATCAAGCAATTCAAGAGTTTCACCTTCTTTCCATCCGAACCGGGTAACAACAAGTCCTCTCTCGTGCAGCTCTTTAGCTGCCTCAAAGCTGAACGATGTCAATTTCTTTTGCACTTCTTCCTCTGTTTTAGCTTCCCTTTCTGCCATTTGTTTCAGGGCAGTAAAGGCAATGTTGTTAACTAAATAGCCCGCTTGATTTTCGTAATTGCCCCATTCTAACTGTTTTACAATTGCGGAAAGAGTTGTATAATCTCTGTTAATTATATCCTGCACATCTTTTGTTACTTCTTTCATTCTATTTACCCTTTATTGTTGGATTTTATTAATTAGAAATCAGGTTCATCGTTATCGTAGTAGTCGTAATCCTCAAACTGCGATCTCCAAGCATTGTCCTCATATAGCTTTAATTTTGCCACTTCTTCAGGTGTCCTATCAGTCTCTGCCTTGGCTCTGATGTAATAAATTTCCCTTTCAAAGTCCTTTTCCCATTGGTCTTTTTCGTATGCTCTCGCTTTCGCAACCTTATACTGTCGCACGGCTTCATCGGCTAAACGCTGGACATCTTTCCGCATTTCATTTATTTCTTTATCTGTAACTGGTTGGTCTGTACTTTTACATACCTCGAAGTGACAGTAATCGTACGATAACATTATTTTTACACTTGCACCCATTTTGAGATCCTTTCTGATTTGTTTTTTATGATTCGTTAATTATTCGCCATAGGGATTATATGTCTCAAGCTCTCCAAATTCCTCCGATATATTTCTAAAATCCGGATCATCTTCGCTAAATGAGCAACCTAATATCACAAGAGAGCTTCTTAATTCGTCCATGTCCTCTTCGATATTTTCAGGATCAAATTCTGCTTGGGACATCGAGTCCTTTTGTTTTACAGCTTCATTTAACTTTTTACACAAGCAGTTATAGGCTTCAATCCCTCTTAGTCTTGCTTTGTTAAGATCAACTTTCAATTCATGTGTTGGCATTTTCTTTTTCCTTTTGATTTTCCCTTAAATATGGCGGGAGTTCTTTATCTTTTCACGCTGCCACTCCCGCCTTTCTCTTTATTTTCGGGTGCTTAAGCAGCTTACCTGCATACCTACCCGGCTCATCCGGGCGCACCTCTATGGGTTTAAATCTTACTTGTATTGTATCGTTATATCAGGGCCCGCAAACATTTCAAAAACACATTTGTCTTTTTCATAACCGGCATAAGCCAACTTAGTTTCTTGCGAATTCTCTCCTGTTATCTTCCAAAATGGTTCTATTCGTTCAACATAATCCACTCTGGATAGCGGAAATTCAGTTTGAAAATATATCATGCCTTCACCCCAACCTCTGCTAATTGAATAGATTCTGATTCCGCTTTTTTCTTCAGTCTTAACTTCGTCACCGCTGGGAACATTATAGAAAGGATCATTTAACTTGCCTCCAATTTCTAAAAATGCAACCGCTGATTTTACTAATTTTATGCCTGTTGGAATACCCAAATATGAATTAGGTTCATTAAAATGCGCACAAGCGTTTTTTAGTGTCTGTAGAACTGTGAGGCTTTTTAACTCGTTCATATACCCTCTCCAAAGTATGTTTTATGTTAATCATTATTTCTTGTTAATAATAGCTTTTATTAACTATTTTAACTTAATACTTCATTTTACCATTGTCAAGTTAATTCTTTTATTTGTTGATCTTTTTTAATGGGGGTAATTAATCTGTAGGTGCAGCCTTCATGTTGGCAAATAGTAGTATCAGAATATGGGAATTCTCTACATAATGCAGGACGGTTTTCATAGTCATTGCATAGAGAAGTTTCTTTGTTGTGGTGTTTACAGGTAAACATCTTGCCGATTAATTTATCAATTGTTATGCCTGCATCTTCATAAAGTTTCTTGTATGGTTTTGCATAGCCTTCAAAACCAGCTTCGATTTCTTCTTTTGTTAAAGTCACCAACATATCAACAATTTTATCTAAGTCTTGAATATCTTCTTTTGCTTCATGTTTTCTCTTTATTTCATCATAAGTATAGCCGCAAATAGTAAACATTCTACAACAATCACCGTTGCATTTGCCATGTTCTTCGTATTCACCGTTTCTTGTAACCAATAATCTTTTTTTCATGCCCTTTCGATCTCCTTTTTTTAACCAAGCTTCTTATTTATTATCTTTCTTATCCTGTAAGGTATTTTAATGTAATACCTGTCGGGTATCTCTGAATATTCCAATGCAGAATATTCTTTCCTTGAGCTAAACGCATTTGTGTAAACATATTGCCAACCATTACAATGGCTGCAATACCTTATCCTGTCTGAAGGGTTACGGGTGTCATACGATAACTGTCTGTAATGAAAATCATGCTTGCAAATTTTCCGGCTGAACCATTTAATTAATTTATTCATGTTGGGCCAGCTCTTTAAGGTAGCTCAAATTATCCCGAATGATTTTTCTGAATTCATCCAAATCTTTATGATCAATTTTATGTATCTCTGCGTGCTGTTTTAGTCTGTTTAATGTGGATAGACAGTACAATGCTTTGGAATAGATATTTTTTGTGATCGATTTCGGTATTTCTGCTTTATAGTAAATAAATAATTTTTCAAATACCCAATTAACTACTGTTTCCGGTTTATAATCCTTTAGTGTCATTTGTTTTCCTCTTTCTGAATTACCTCAATTAAATCTTTTACCTCCAAAGCAGCGGCATATTCCCAATTAAGCTGTTTTGTCGTAAGTGTCGTGTATCTCAATAAATGCCATTGGTGTATCGTTAACAGGTTGTACTTTTCGGTATCGTTGTGATAACCTTTAATCCGTTGATGTCGGCCCCCATTCCCTATACCTTCAAACTCAATTGCTATTTTATATTCAGGGATTGCAACATCAATCTGATATTTTCTATTCTTAATAAACTGATATTCACGGACTGAAGGTATGCCGATTTGCCTCAAGGCTTCGTGAATGTATGCAGGATAATCAGGGTATTCTTTCTTTTGTTTTTTTGTTTTTTTCTTTTCCCCTATATTTGCTTCAATCTGCGGATTACCGTTTCCCAATCGCTGTTGTACCTTTTCAATGGCTGCGGCTGTCCAACCCTTAAACCGGCTCATTGCTTAACCTTTTTATCTTATAAACAGAATTTTTTGTTTTGAAAGTATTCTTGTCAATAATTTCAGTAACAATACCTGTTATAAAAACACTTGTATTATTTGGATAAACTATAAATTGCTTCCCTACTTCCGGCTCACTGGGAATTTCGCCTGTCTTTTCGTAACCAACCGGCTTATTATCCGGGTGTGCTGCATCCGGGAGTTCCTTTACTTTAACTAACTTTATTATTTCCATTTTTCTCCTTTTCTGAATAATACCCTGTAATAAGCTTATATATGATGGCCGCTATAATAAGTCCCGAAAAATACAGGAAATCAAACATTATAGGATCATCTGTAATTAAAATGACAGTATATTTTATTGCCAAACACACAATAATTACGCACAATGCCCAAATGCCCATGCTAATTGCTTCAATGACAATTTTTGCATTATCAATTTGATTTTTCATCTCATTTTTCAGAGCATTCTCATTTGTTATTGGTTCCCTCTATTAATTAACTTTCCTTCAAAGACTTTAATTTCCCGCTGGCAATGTCGGCATCAATATTCATGGTAATTATATCATCGTAACTATTTTCCGCATAATCCTTTATGATGAAAAATTCATCTTCTGACAATTCTACATAATACCTGGATTTGAACTCAGCTATATATCGCTGAATTGAGGGGGCCTGTTTGTTATCCCGGATACTCTTATCAATTACCTGATAATACATAACAAGAGTATTGAGGTGCGGTTCTATTTCCTCGGGCTTTACTTCTTTATTACTTATTTTCATAATTTTATCTCTTTTGGTATAATTCTTACACCTGTTTGCTGCTTAAAATTAAATAGTGCCGGTTTTTTCGCTATTCTCCGGATTAAGCAATACATAATTTTATATTCCTTCTTAAAATCTCTTTCTATAAAGATTTTACTAAAAGATTTAATCTGAATTTTACCATTTACATAATATAGCAAACCCCAACCGGCGGGGAGTTCATTTAACAAAATCAAGCTTTTTGGACATAAATAGTACCTGTATGCCCCTATTCCTAACCCTTCCTTCCTGAATTTCTTTCTTGAATCAGCCCTAAAATCTGTCCTTGATACTTTCACCTCAACCAACACACTACCGGCATACATAAATCCAAACAAATCCGGTGTCTCCCCGGGCCCGCTTGCAAATTCTTTTACGATATAGGGGCATCTGATCTTACGATTTTTCAGTAACCATTTTGCCCCAATATTTACTAACTCTTTGTGTGTCATTTTTTTAATATATCCTTAAACACCTCTTTAACCGGTTTTGAGCGAAGCCATTCTTCCCTGGTTACAACCCTAAACCTTTTTGTTTTGGAATTCATTAACCCATACCAATCTTCTCCTCGCTCAACCCATAACGTATCATCCCATTCAGTTAAGTCTGTCAACTTCTGGTTGACATATACCTTTACCGGTACATATCTTGTCTGCCCAAATATTGTAAATGGTGCGTTCATTAGAATTCATCCACAATAGGGAGTTCCTGATAAGAATACTTTGTCCCTGTATATTCCGTCTCAAATTTTGAATCATATTTATGTGGTTTTAATCCCCCATTTTTCACTCTTTCATCATAATTTACAATAATCTTATCGTGTTTCCGTATATTCCGAAATATTCTTTTTGCCTCTTTATTACATTCTCTTGCAAAGGTTTTTGCCATACTTTTTTCTCTAAAAGCTGCAACCTGCCATTCTTTATGGTCTTCATATTCTCCAGTTTCTCCTGTAACTATAAATATTGTTTCGCTACTTTTCATTATCTTTCAACTCCTTTTTATTTTTTAATGGCCTTATACCGCGATACTTTCACACTCTGGCACTTCTGACATTTATAATCAAACCGTGCTGCGTAATAAACTAAATTGGGTAGCTTATGTCCGCATTCACATTGCCAATATAAAATACCTTCTGCTTCTGCTTTATTTACTTTCTCAACCACAACGTTCTTGAAAGGATTATCAAAAGTCTTATTGGTTAATTGAACGCCGTTATTTTCAACGTACCACAAACCCGGTTTATCTTCTTTTACGGTTAAGGTCTCTACCTTTCCAAATTTCTTCACATTATCACATAAGTCAACCACATAACAAGATTTCTTGTTGGGGGATATTCTGATACCCCTCCCTACCATTTGATAGTACAGCGCTAAAGACATCGTTGGCCTTGCAAGTACGATCGTTTCAAGTTCTGGAAAATCAAAACCTGTCGTAAGAACTCCAACATTGAAAACTGTCTTTATTTCTCCGCCCTTAAATCGCTCTAAAATTAACTCTCTGTCCTTCTTCGCTGTCTTCCCGGTTACAATTGCTGCCTGGTCTCCCAAAGAGTCGGCTAATTGTTGTGCTTCATTAACAAAGCTGGTAAAGACTAAAATATTTTTACGGCCATACTGAAGCAATCTGTTAGTTATATCGTAAACCTTGTGGGGAAAGTCTATAACCTGACAATAATCAAATAATGATTTTTCTGAAAAATCAGCTCCAGTATTATTAATTTTTACTTGCTTCCTGTCAAACCCTTTGATATTGAAATATTCAAGGGGGGAAAGGAAACCATCTGCATATAACTCACTTATTTGCGTTAAGTGAACAACCTTTGAGAATACTTTCGGCTTCGTTCTTGTAATAAATCTTAGCTCCGATCCCAAACTATTAGTTGCTAAACGGTATGGAGTCGCCGTAAACCCTAAAAACTTTTCACCAATCAATGACAAAAAATCAGAATACATTCCTTCTTTGGGGTTTACCCGGTGGCATTCATCTATTAACAAATACTTAAAATCTTCAAATTTTAAGATACTATTTGATGCGGTTCCTATCGTTGCAAACGTGATATTACTAACTTCTTTCTTATTTAAGCTGGCAGAATAAATACTACATTCTATATCATAGCTGCGGAGCTTTGCGTAATTTTGCTCCAATATTTCTTTTGTAGGTTGAAAGACAAGTACCGGCTCGTTTAATTCCTTTGCAATACCAGCAATAACAAGGGATTTCCCGCTGCCTGTAGGCAAAATTTCAATTGCACCTTGCTTTTCCTTGGGGTTAGTTAAAAATTCAACCCCTTTCTTTACGGCTGTTTCTTGGTATGGCCTGAACTTATACATTTATATTATTCTTTCCCCAAAAATTCATATAATTTATTCACCACTTGCGCAAGCTGTATCAATTCAGTTCTTAAAGCAACCTTATTAACTTTTCTTTTCATTACTTCCTTTTCGCATTCAAGGTATTCTTCACGGATAATAAACATACCTTCCTCAACTGAAGATAATGGTTTGTGTATTTTCTCTGCTCTCAATCTCTCTGCATCTAATAATTCCGTAAATGAATAATTAGCTTGTAATTCTGCATGAATTGACTCTGGCAATGGTGCATTATGCTTAAAAAGCTTTAATAAGTATTCGGGTTCGTTGCCTTTCATTTTATCCTCAATTTATTAATTTCATTTCGCCGGATTTTACCCTTTCGTATAGAGTCTGATCTGTTTTTACGTCTAATAAGTATGGAAGAAATACCTCTGCGGGATCCTTTAACCCTAAAATGATTAATGATGTCAAAACATCTACCCAATCATTTAATAATTTCCATGCTGTCCGTTCTGCCTGTTCCCTGATGGCTTCCATCTGTGAATTGGTAGGGGGTTTTGTCCGTGCTTTTACTAAATTCTTTTCAACACTTCGGAGATCAATTGTAACCTTGTAAGTTGCTGGAATTGCGTTTATTGGCAACTGAAAGATAATTCCCGAAGGTTTCTTGTCTTCATAGCTTTTAGCAATATGCGTTGAACCTAACTGCACTAATCTGTGTTCAATCCGGTTCATTGAATTAACCATCGGTACTGTGTAGGTGTAATTTTTAATGTTCATAGATCAGCTCCTAATTAATATTCCTTAAAGACTTTTGCGGAATAAAGCGTACTTTGTCTGTTTCCAAAATCTCTGTTTTCCCTTGCTCATTTTTTAATATTACTACAACTGTGGATTTACCGTTAATTGTCATTGTCCCAAATTCAATAAAATCTGCTTGGTGTGGTTCTAAACCGCTGGCTGCTCTTACTTCAACCCTGCAAAACGCTTTGATTTTCCTCTTATTTTCTTTATCCTGTACATATTTTTTTAATGCTGCAAACACTCTTGTGTGCTTAAGCGAACCATTTTCATCTGTATATTCACCAGTTTCAATTAATTGTATTATATCATGTAGCGCTTTGTATTCTTCGTTTTGTTTTATGTTTTCCATCTTTCTCTCTCGTTGGCAGTATAGGGTATGAAGCGGTCAGCTTTTTACACAAATGTTATTTTGTAGTCACTTTTTCCACTATGCGCATTATGTGGTTTTAACCGCCGGAATGACTATTGCTATAATTCATACCCTCATTAATGTATTTACTTCTCATCCATTTTGAGCTTTGAATTAATTAAAGGTAGCTATAACGGCTCCCTTCCTCTTTTACCTTTTAATAGTTTAACAATGTAGCCCGCCATACTTGGTATTTTGCAGTGTTTTTTGTGAGTTTTATAACTGCTGGGCGTCACCCTGCCCTCGTCATAACGCAAGCGCAATTCCTCTGTCGATAATCCATCTACGTGGCTTAAGACTTCGGTCATTACTTCGCCCAAAATTGCGGGGCTTATTTGCGTTGTATGTTGAGCTATAAGAATCATTTCCTCTTTTGCTTAATTTATAAATCACTTGTAATAGTTTTACTTAAGGAGGCTGTCTTGCATAAGGGAATAATGCAGGGCCCCGGATTCTTTGCCGGGTATTATTAACCAATAACCTTTTCTTCTTAGGCATTTTGCCTAATGCGGCCATGAATCTGCGGGAATTAATCATTGCTTCAGCTTCTGCAATAATTTTAAATGCTCCCGATATGTCATATAGTCCGAAAATAAACATTGTACCGCTTTAATTTTTGTTAATATCTGCTTCTTTTAATTAATTGTTATTTGCTTTCCGGTTCTGCTGGTTCTGCTGGTTCTTCCGGTGTTTCATCAGCAGGGCCTTCTTCTGTATTTTCGGGAACAACGGCAGCAATATTGTCAGTTTCGGCAACAATGTTTTCAGCAAGTTTTGTTAACTCGTTCAACTTTTCTTCATCTTCCGGGGTAACAGCATTTGCTTTCTGCTCTTCAATTTTTTCTAAAAGTGTGGCAATATCACCTTTGATATTTTCAACACTTCCCTGAATTTTTTTGAAGGAATCTTCGATCACTTCAAGAGTTGCACTGATTTTACTCATAACTATTTCTCCATTTATATTAAATTGGGCATTGTTTATTATTCGTTTGGAATCCGCCCTTTTAGATTCCAATATTTTTACAAGTATATATAAAATCCATAATGATAATATGGTATCTGCCATTAAGATAACTGTATGAAGGATTACGATTAACATTTTATTTCTTCCAATTAAATTTTAGGTTAACTGTTATTTAATGGGGTAGCCGAAACTACCCCCGAACACCGGCGCTTACGTTAGAGAGTTGCTATTTTCTTTTTTTTGGCGCCGGTTCATTAAGTGTCTGTTTCATACTCATACCGGAAACAATTAAGGCTATCCCTTCATCATCCCCTTTCAATCGTATAGCATCATTGGGTAAATTCATAAAATTAATTTCAATCTGTCCTGTGAAAATCTCTATGATCTTTTGAATATATTTTGCATTTATCTTAATTTTTAATTCCTCTTCATTCCCATTCTTCGCTAAAGCTATTTTCTCTTCCAATTCTCCGGGAATACAAAACAGAACAGATTGATTGCTGAATGTTAAAATCGGGTGATGCGAGCTATCGTTATTGTTAAAAATATTAATTCGTTTTGCTGTCGAAATGATTAAATCCTTTGCCAAATGAATGGGTTTGTATTTATTGGCGGTATTGCGTAATGTTTCTATGGTTTTAAAAGGATAATCCTTTTTAATATTCATCGTTACCCTTGAATCAGTTCCAATTTTAATTGAAATTGCTTCATCACTGATACCAATTTGAAAACTATCTGAAGAAGTATTTTTTATAAAGTCGAGTAGTACCTTGCCCTGCGATTCTGAAAACAAAGCTGTTTTTATCGCCATACAGTTAGCCGGTAATTCTTCAATTATTACCAGTGAGTTGCCCTCCGATACTGCGAAGAATTCTATTTTACCTGGCAGAAAAGACTTTACGGCTGTTGTTGAAAAATGATAATCGTAATTAGAATTTTTATTCATAACAGAAATAGCATTGCTCAAATACCTTACAAATCTTTCTTTGTCATTAATTGTTGCAAATGTTTCAGGTTCCTTTTCTTTTATCGCTGGGAAGTGTTCAGGATTATCTATACTGATTTTATATTCTTCCTTTTCGTTTTTTAATATCAACTTCCCTGTTGTATCATCAAAAACAAGTTGATAAATATTTTCATCAGGAAGGATTTGAATTAAATCTAAAAGTAATTTGGGGAATAACCCGATAAGGTGGTTAAATCTATCATCTTCAATTCTTGTACTCGATACCAAATCGTAACTGAATAACTCTCCATCACGGGTTAAAACATTCTGACAAATTGGAACTACACTGTTACTTGCTATCGTGCCTTTTAACTTAAAAAGCACTTTTTTAAGTTCTGCTATCTGTATTAACATTTTTCTCTCTCTCCTTTGAATTATGTACTAACTTTCTTTCTTTGGCTGCGGTATCCCTAAGTATTCATACAATGCTGTATTTGAAACCCAATAAGCCTTGCCTATTCTACGTCCTTTTATTTCTTTCTCCCTTATTTTCTTTCCGACTGTATTCTTGTTAATTTTAAGCTTTACTGCTATCTCCTTAACGCTGAAAAAGTCTTCTCCTTGGATTACTTGCATTTTACTTATTCCTTAATCTTATTGTTAGTTAATAATAGCTATTAATAATTAAAAACTTCTTGAACAAACTTAGCTAAATTGTTTGCTGTTGTCAAGGTAATTCTTAAACGATTAGCAATTATTTCTAAAATTTCTGTTTCCGGGGTATCTTGTTGCAATAATTTTTCTTTCTCAACCATGAACTGATCTACTAATTGCCTAAACTTTTCCTCGCTTAAGCTGTCAGGATTACTTTGTTCATATCCCTTTGCTTCAAGGTCTAATAAATCATTTACGCAAATAGCAACGGCATCCGTTAAGTCTTTGCTACCAGTGACCGGGTGATCGATTTTGTTACTTTCGTAAATTAAGTGTTCGCTCTCATGTATGAATAATTCATGCTGCTTGAATCTACTGCTCCCGATAATTACCCCTTCGTTTGTTTCGTCTGCACAGATAGAAATGTTATTCCCCCAAACGTTGGCCCGCTGTTTTAAGTATAATCTTACCTGCTTTTCGTTACTGAAGAAATAAGTTTCTGACTTTACGCCATGTTCAATTATCTCTTGGCGTATCTTCTCATTCTGGAAGTGATCTGAATTGATACTGTATGTATTTGGAAAGTTTTTAATTATAGAATTGAATATTTCACCTACTCCAACATAATCAACCGGCTTACCCGGCATGGGTTCAATGACAATAATTATATCAATTATGGGTTTCACATTTGTTGTGTAAACATCCATGTGATCGTTTGTAAATATGGAATACTTTAGCGGGTCTATTGTTTCGTTATACCCGCCTACAATCACAAATCTATCTTTTATCTTGCTCGGGTCGGCTGCAAAGCATCTATACCTGTTATCCCCAATAATATCAAGTAACTCAATTCCGGTAAACTCATATTCGCTACCGTCTTTGGTCTTCCTTCTAATTGCTTTGAGCTTGTACTTGATTTTGTTTTCAATACTGTAATCAATCGCTTCTTTAATTTTTTCAACGTATGGTTGATAAAAGTTGCTCTTAGAGGTAGGCTTGATACATTCATATACCCTTTTGGCTGTTATGGGGTCTGTTTTATAAGCATCATCCAACATTTCTTTTGCCATACTTGGATTAAATTCTAAGGTCGTAAACTTCCGGGCAAAAATACTGTCACTGTTGAATGATTTTTCATACCGTTCGTAAGTTAAATCAAACTCTGAATCATTTGGATAAGACCATCCAAAAACTTTACCTACTCTATTTGGGAAAGATACACGAGTATTGTTTAATCCTAAATCTAAAAGTTTTGAAGCCTCCTTATATTTAGCTTTCGTGTCTGCCCGGCTTAATTCATCCGCAAAATAAGCCAGCATGTGCATACCTTCCGGCGCTTTAGCCTCACTGTTAAATGTCATTAAACGAATTGAACCTTTGCCTGGAGTATCAGCCGGAAATGTGACTATATTCCCCTTAATATCTCCAAAACCTTCTCGCAAATCCATCTTTGCGTATTTTTCAAACCAATTTTCTCCATTTATCGGGTCTTTTGTCAATTTAATTACATTCTTCATAGTATCAAAGAATGCTCTTGTTGCTTGTGTACCGGAAACAGAAGAAACGTTAATAATATCAAAATTCTTATCAAGCGTATAAGGAACTAAGCGCCCTGTTATCCGGGTAAAATAGTCGTGCGGATCCCGCAAACATTTAACAAAGTAACAAATAAAATCAGTTATTGTTTCAGCAATGGTATTCTTCCCCCCTCTCTGTCCAACAACAAGAGTACACTCGTGCCATTTCTTAGACCATTCCCCGCCAACCGTACCAAACATTTCCGTTAACACCTCTGTTTGCTTTGGGCTGGGGTATCTGTGAAGAAATTCCTTTGAAAAGCTAATTATGTCGGCAACTTCGCCAATCTCCCGCCTGAAATCACTCCGGAGTATCAGATTCGGGCTGTTCAACTTCGTCTGCTTCGGCGGCCTGCTCTTCGTTCTGATTGAAATACCGTTCAGCACTTGGGTTAATTGAGATTGCGATTGTTTTGACATTTTCGTAGTGGACATATTCAAGACTATTTAATCCTTCAAATATTGCAATTATTACACCTTCAAAATTCTTTATTATTTGTTCTTGCATCATAAAATCTTTGTAGCGGTCAAACCAACTGCCTAATTCCTTCCGTGACTCTATTCTAAGCTTACCCTGTAAGTAGAAATTATCAAGCTTGTCAAGAACGGTATGGAACTTTCTTAAGGTTTGCATGTGTTCCATGCTTTCCGGGTCGTACTCCGCATTTTCATAGTAGCGTAAAAGTTGCTGTAAATCTTTTTGCATCTCCGGTACTGCTTCTTGCGTTTGCTTGTTAAGCTGAAGCATATCTTCAACTGATTGTCGGATACCCTTGAAAATATCAATCATTTCAGTTTGAAGAACTTCCTTATACACTTCCATTTCAGCGGCTTCAATTTGCTTTCTGTTTTTCATCGCCCTATTGTAACTTTTTGTTTTAAGGGCTTGCTTCACCTCTTCCCGCTTTTTCTGTGTTACTTCACCTGAAATTGCTTTACCTAAAACATTCCGCACCTTTGTTGTGGATATACCATACTTTTGTGCAAGCTGTCTTAAGGATAATCCTCTTTCCTTGTAATCTCGCTTAAGTGCGGCTTCGTTTATTTCTCTACTTTTCCGGGCCATATACTCCTCAATTAAAATGGTAAATCATCATCAGGGGTATCGTGTGTTACCTCCGCATCGGATTGCTGTTGCTCTGTTGAATATCCTGTCCCATATCCGCCTGTGACCTCAATGCGGGATGAAATTATTTTTGTAATTTTTCTCTTAATACCATCTTTTTCATATTCTTCATTTCTCAATTTACCAGATACATTTATTTTTGTGCCTTTCTTTAGGTTATTAACCAAAAAATCATTTGGAGACCATACTTCGATATTATGCCAATCGGTTCTTTCTGTCCTTTCTCCATTTTTCATATAAACTTCTTTGGTTGCCAAGCTAAACTGCATTTTTTTTGCTGCCTGACTCGAATACTTTTATTTCCGGGTCAAGCCCGATATTCCCTGATAATAGAACAATGTTCATCCTTATATTCCTTTTAATCTTTTGAAAACTGTTTGCTTCTTTTGTTCTTCGGTCATTAATACATATTTTTCTTATTGCCAATTCCAAATAAAAATATTAATACCGTTACGTTTTGTCTCTTTTTCTTCACTTTCTTTCTTCTTTATTTTTTTTCGCATTCTTATGTGTCCTTTTGAGTAACTCTTTGTTTTCGTTATACCAATTTCTCGATGCTTCTGTGCTTTTCTCTGCCAAATGCTCCCCGCAATAACCCCTATCTTTTGCAGGTTTACCACAAACCCGGCATTTTAACATTCTCTTAAGGTTTACCTTCTGATGGTGCATACATAATTCGCCATTAGGTAACTTATTAGTACAATAGCGTTTGTCCGCCGGATTTACTTCTTGCTTGCATCTTCCTTTACATTTCATAAGGCTATTAAACTGTTATTTCTTAATTCAAGAGCTTCGTTTAATTCGTTTTGTGCATCTGCGGAGTATATTTCACTTCCGTCAATGCCTATTACATTTCTTCCTAACTGAATACCTCTAACTAAAGTTGTTCCTGAACCACAAAAGGGGTCAAGTATTATCCCTCCTTCGGGGCAACCTGCCCAAATAGGCCGGTCAACAAGGGCGTTATTATATTTTGCATAATGGTTCCCTTTCTTCCCTCTAATTGGAATATCCCAAAAATCGGAAACATCACCCGGATTTTTGCCTGCTCCATTTACCATACGCAAATCACCATTTTGCAATCTTTCATCAAGATTATTATAACCAGTAAATTTCTGATCGGGATTAAACCCGTAAGCTTTGCCGTGCGTACTTAGTCCGTTATGGCCTCGTGCTGCTCTCATTATGCTTTCTTTTTTGTGGTTTTCACGGATAGAATCTAAATCAAAATAGTATTCTTGCGATTTTACAAAGAAGAAAACATATTCGTGTTTCTTGCTGAATCTATCCTCTACACTCTCTGGAAGGCCATTAACTTTGGCCCAAATTAGATCATTCCTTAAAATCAGCCCCAATTCATCACAACACCGGATTGCAAACCTGTGAGGAATTAACATTAAGTTTTTTGGAGGCATATTTAATTCTCGTCTCGGGCACTCTACACTTTTATCATTTGAGTGATATGGGGGTATATTCCCATTAGAAAAACAGTTCAATGTGCTTTGCCCTGTAAGAGTTCTGTTCCCGATTGCATTTTTGGTGCTATAACTATCCCCCAAATTGATCCACATTGTGCCTGTGGATTTCAACACTCTTTTACACTCTGCCATTATTTGCAGCAAGTGATTAAGGAATAAATTATAATTTGGCTCAAGTCCTAACTGCCCTTCCCATGCCCCGCACTTTGCGCAAAATCCTTGCTGATAATTGAGAGAGGAACTTTCCCGCCATTCTCTTGCAAATTCAGGATTGCCTGAAATATTATTTATACTGCATTTCTCAAAAGTAAATTCATGTTCGCAATTCTCTTCTCCATCCCAAATATAATTAGGAATACCTTCATACCGTCTTAATTGATAATAAGGTGGCGAAGTAATAATACAATCAACACTTTCATCTTCAAGGGTTTTCAATACCTGTAAAGTGTTACCTCTTAATATCGTATTAATCAACAAATGCCCTTCTCCTTCTAACAGGTTGATTATTATAAACTCTATTTGAGTGATCCACTTCAACTCCTCCCAATGCTGTTGCTCTGGAAATAAACTCTTTCTTCTGAAACTTTAATCCTTCGCTTGTAACCTTAAAAATCAGCCGGAAATATCTATCACCATTCGTATAGATTAATGTTACGTGCTTCCTGAAAACATTCGTATTTACTAAAGTTGCGCCTTTTTGTTCTTGATTAATTGGTGTTTTCATTTGTTAATCTTTCCTTTTATTAATTTGTTTTATAGTTTGTAGGTAAATAAGAAAATATGTGTGCAATCACTTCAATAGTCCACCCATTGCCGATAGCCTTAAATCGCTGGGTATCACTTATTGGAACTTCCCCTTTTTCTGAAATTCCTAACTGTGTATAATTATCAGGTAATGTTTGTAATCTTTCGCACTCAATGGGAGCTAATCTCCTAATGCGATATTTATCTATTATAGAATTATCTTCCAAATACAATCCGGTTTTTGCTCCGCCTCCGCCCCCTTCGGACTTTAACGTTATTGATTTACCATTCATGGAATAAACTCTGCCTGTATCAGGGTTTTTCTCGTTATCGTAAATATTAAAAAGACAATTTTTGCCCTTCTGTACTACTTCTAACCCCTGCCTCCCTGACCTTAATGTTGGGGACTTTTCTGTAAATATTCTTTCCCCTCTTGATTTATAAAATGATTCCACAATAAATGAATCTTTTGTCTCCATTATTTGTTTGGGTTGCTTATAGTCGGTTGCACATAGATCCCCTATTTTATTTTCGACTCCAAATATTACCCCCTTTTGTCCTCCTGAACCACTATTCCCTATATAGCCTTGTGCTGATTTTGATCCTTCTTTCAGAAAAGGGCTTGTAGATTTCATCGTCCCCGTTGTGAGAGAAATGCTTTTTTCTTCTTCTGTCCTTGGAGAAAAACCAAATCCCTTCCCCATTTCCTTATTTCTCTCTCTGTGCTTAATAAAAGTATTTAATGTTTTTTTGCTTAAATAATATTTTTCATCAACTTCTTTTTCGATAATATCTTTAAGTAGTTTCCCCATATCTTCGGGCTGTGGTATTTTGCAGGATATTTCGCCAAACAATCCGTCTGGTTCCGCCCCGATATTAGTCCAATAATATCTTTCCCTATTTTGTGCGCTTACAAGAGCAGAATTTATCATAATTGGCTGTATGCCTATAGCTTGGGATATTACAGAAGCCCAATTGGCAACCATCCAAACATTTTCTAAGAAAAAATAATCAGGTTGTATGGCTTCTTTTATTCTTATGAATTCCCAAAACAGATAACTTTGCCCTTCAAACTCAAAACCCTGCTCCTTTAATTCAAGATACTGCTGAAGTGAAGTAACTTCAATTTCGCACTTTGTTACCATGCCTTTACGTTTACCGGCCATTGAAAAGCTTTGGCAGGGGGAGCCGCCAATCAATAAGTCTATTTTAGGAAACTTGGAAGTATCAATATTCCTTACATCACCTAAACGTATTATTTGAGGATAATTATATTTGGAGATCATTTCAGCATATTTATCAACTTCACTTGCAAAATATTTATCAACCGCTATACCGGCTCTTTCAAGTGCTATCATTCCGCCCGATATTCCATCGAATAAACTCAATACAACAATACCCATTATTATAATTTTCCCTCTTTGATTATATTAGCTATCTCAATCCCCTTATCCAGGGAATCTATTTCTTGTTTAAGCATTTGTTTTTTGCTGAGGTGTTTGTGAAAATCATTTTTACGTGCGTATTCGTATAAGCCTCTCCATGCTTCGCCTCTTTCCCCTTTGCAATGTAGGGCGAATTCTTCTACCAACTCAATTACAATTGAAAACATCATTGAGTAATTGGACTCATACCCCGCTGTACCGATAATTTCATCTTTTGCAAGAATATCTCTATTCATTTTTTTATACTCGGCATCACCAACCGGCAAATTCCGGTATAACTTTACCAGCTTTTCAAGATGAACTTGTATCTCTTCTGTGTATATTTTGAAATGCCCCTGAATTGTATAGCCCTGAAGCATTACAATTGCTTTTAACGCCCGTCTTTCATTTTCGCTCACTTTTCCCTGCTCCTGTACTTTTCGTTGCTCCTGCGCTCTGTATTGCAGTTAAAACAGATTTTAATTAATAATTACCCCTTTTAACTAACTCTTGCAAAGTTTTTACCCTTTCTTGTAACTTTTCGTAAACAATTGCCAGGTTTACCTTGCTTGTGTCTTTTTCAAGTTCCTTCATGCGTTCAAATATGTCCTGCCCTCTTAACTCTTTTATTTTTTCAATGTATTTTCCCGGGTCTGGGCCATGAACGCCATTTAAGTGCTCCTGTTCTGTTAGGCATATTCCGTTTTCTTCACTATACCTAAGTGCGTAACAGGATTTCCCGGCTATATGATGGGCGTTAAGCGCTCCCATTACTCCTGTGAATTCACTGCGGTTTCTTGCCCGGAGCTTAATTACTTGCGCCCATAGCTTATCGCATTCTTTTTCGTAATTAATCTTTTTGGGCAGCTTCACGCTTTTCTCTCTGAATTTTTTCTTCTTCTGTTTCTAAGGCTTCAATTCCATAAATTAATCCTACCATTGACAAGAACTCACGCTGGCCGGTCATTGCGTTACTGATGAAATCTAATATTTCGCTTCTGCGTTTCATTTTCTTGAGATCAGGATAAAGCTTGTCCATGTAACCAATTACAACTCTTAGCTTTTTTGCCAAACCGATAGGGTCAGGATATTTCGCCTCCAACATGACTTTTAATTCGGCTTTCTGTTTCTCGTCCATGCTCGATAAATCTACTTCCTGAACTTCATTTGGCGGAATGAGTTTAGGTTTTTCGGTATTGAGCTGTCTTTGAGCCTCTATTTGCGCTTGAATTTGGCTGTTTGGTATTTCGTCTTTCATTTTTGTTCCTTTTTGTTTTTGTTTATTAGAATTTTTTTCTAAAATCGCTTCCGGCAAATTCAATTACCTGCGCCATTTGATTTAATCGGCTTGTAACTCTCGGGTCGCAATCTTTCAATTCTTTCATAGAAAAATTAAGTGTGATGATTATCCGCTTGCAATCAAGATATGCCCGGTTAATGAATATATAAAAATTTTCTCGTTTGGCTTCGGTGTAATTGGCAACACTCAAATCATCAATGCAAATACAATCATAATTTTTTAAGTATCCCTGCATTATTTCCATTTTTGAACATTTACTTGTTACGGCATCATTAAGCTCTTGAAAGAATTCATCTGCTATTAAAAATATGCCTCTTGCCGGTCTGTATATGTCAACTTCCGCTTCTACTCCATCCTTGTAAGCTTTCCCTTTTACAGGAATGATTGGCAAATTTTTCATAACCGATATTGCAAGGTGCGTTTTCCCTGTCCCTACATTCCCAAAAAGCACAAGAGAATTTTTCCCATCCTCAAAGTTCGTTTGTTTTGCATATTTCAAACATTCTTCATAGGCAACTGCATTTTCCTTCGTTTTCTCAAAGTTCGTAAAACCTACTTCCTTGAACCTTTCGGGAATATTAGTCAATACCGGCCTTGATGATTTTAAATTCGTTGTCGTCTCCATCTTCGGTAACTCCGATTCTGCTTGCAAAACTTCCTCCTCCTCTATTTCCGGTATTCCCAAACTCCCCGCTACGTCCTTTAGACTTTTGATTGTTTCCAATTTTTTTAATATCTCCTTCGCTGTTGGTTAATATTCCGTAAACGTAATTATTCGTTAATTGTCCCCCTTTTGCATTAAAACCAGCCCTAAATGCTGCTTTAATTAATCGCTGATCGTAATTATATGTTTTTAGCATATTCTTAACGGTTTCGTAATCTCCAGGAAGCGGTTCTTTCCCTAATGTCCCGATGTATAATTTCCGAATGAAATTATCCGTGTCCGGGTCTTCCGGCTCCTCTTGTTCCTCTGGCTCCTTTGGTTCTTCGGGTATCTCCGGTTCTTTCGGTTCATCCCCCCCCATACCCCCCTCTATCTCTTCTTTTACTATTACCTTTACTTCTTCTTTTACTATTACCTGGGGGTCTAATGAGGGGCTTTGGAGCCCCTCATTTAGCCCCTTTGAAGCCCCTAAATTACCCTCAATGAGGGAATAAATATTAAACTTTTTTAGAATTCTTATTATTGATATATGTGCATTATTTTTTTCATTCAGAGAGTATATATCGACACCTTGTTGATATTCTATGAAGTCAATTAAGTACCATCTTTTACCTTCTGCGAAAATGATAATCTGCTTTTGGAATTTCTTAGATATTTCTTCCTCATTTAGGGTTGCTCCTATTTGGAATGATGCTAATTCAAAATCAACCTCCCATATTCCCGCACTATCGCAATTGTCAAGCAAAAAATGCCAAAAACATTTTTCAATTGGTGTTAACTTCCTATACCAACTTTTCTTCCATTTATCCGGGTCTGTAAATCTTCTTGCCATAATCTTGTTTATTTTAATGGTTATATTTTCTTAATTCCAAAATGTTTTTTCAAATAAGATTTTTGTAACTTCAATATCTTTCATAGCATCATGGAAATTACCATCTGCCGATACTTTAAGCAGGTCGCATACAGTTGAAAGTTTGAAGTTTGGAATTATGGCCCGGACATCATATAATGCTTTTATTGCAAACTGCATAACATCAATGTAGGGAAAGTGAAACCATGAGCCGAAATATTTGTCGTTATTCTTTTCCCAAAAAGCCCGCATAAAATCATAATCAAACTTTGCATTGTAGCCAACAAAAAACATCTTGTCCGACTTATTATATTTATCGCAATGCTCACTAAAAATGCCAGTTAAAGCCTGATATATAGCTTTAGGGAGGGGATAATCGTTTATTTGCTCTAATGTAACCCCTGACACTTTTAATGCCTCTAAATCAACTATATCCTTTTCAAATGGCTTTACGTTGAAATTAAATCTTTCGAGTTCCGTTAATACTTTGTTTTCTTCCTGTGCTATAATTCCCGCTACTTGGATAATCCCATTTGAAGTAGGATTAATCCCTGTGGTTTCAGTGTCAATAAAACATAGTTTCATGTTATTTTTTCTCTCTTTTTGGTGAATAGGTTAGTTCGGGGCATTGTATCCCCCTTTCGGTGTGGTATAATTTATCCGTAATAATAACTTTATTGGAAAGTATATTGCAGTAATTTTTAATTGCTTCCTCCTCTGTTGCCCCTATCCCGTAATCAGGTTCAACCAAAGGAAAATTTGCAATGTCTGTGTTCGCAAATTTAGCCGCCCATTTCCCTGGCTGTTGTTCTTCAAGTATAAGTAATAACCCCTCTTGTTTTTCAAACTGCATAATATCCATAGTTAACCCTTCCGTTTCCATCTCTCTACCTTTGATTATTGGTTAAAAATAAAAGGGCTGACTGCGAAAACCAGCCCTTTTGTTCGCTTCTACAAATAGCTACCGGAGAATAGCTATCTTTCGATCAATAAATAGCCTTCAAATAATTTCAGTTGTTCTTCAATTGCTTTATCAGCAAGTATTTTTTGAAGTTCAATCAATTCAATTGATTCAAACCAAAACTTTACGGCTGCATCCGATAAATCCATATATATATCTACTCGAAAAGTAGAATTAGGAAAGCCCTTGTAAACTGGAATGTTAAGCTTAAATTCAAATTTCATATCTTCAATATTTGTGGTTTTCTGAATTTGAACTGAAGAATTACTGCGCCGATCATCCTGTATTTTGCCGTCTGTTTTTTGCGAGAAACGGAAATCGTTTAATGAAGTAATAACGCTTGTGTATTCTTGTACGGAATCAAAATAAAGTCTGTTGCGGCGGAGAAAATCTTTAATTGATTTCAAATCGTAAACTTTATTGCCGTTAATGCTAAAATTGCTTAAATCGGGATTATCTTTAATTTCTCCAGATATTTCATTGCCAAACACACTGTTCGGGTCGGTTAAAAGAGTAATGAATTTATTCCCACTTGTTTTGGAATATACAACTGAAGCTTTTTTATTGTCGCAACCGATAACTTTTAAGTAATTGCCCGGCGCTTCGATTGTGCCGGTTGCCTTATAAACTATCGGGTCGTGGATTATTGCAGCTTGGCCGGTTCTTATTGTGAGTTCAGGGCCTTCTGCGGTAATTTTAATGTTAATATCTTTATCTGACATAACTCTCCTTATTAATTTGCTGCTTGATTATTTTGGAAAATATTGAACTGTCTTTCGTTCGGGAAAAGCCTCCTCTGATAAACCAAAACTCCATCGGGATCAAAATATTCCATATTCCCGGACTCTTGGTTAGCAACCAAAAAGCATTTAATTTGCTTAAGCTGCCCTTCATCTTTAATTGTTTTGAGTAATTCCCTGGCTTGTAGCTTGAAGGCTTTTATATTTGCCTTATGTTCGGCAACCTTTGTTGCTAAAATGTCTTCTTCTTTAGCAAGCTGAATTGATATATCTGTAAATTCTTTTCGCATATCATCCAGCACGTTGTAATCAAGAGGTACAAAAATCTCCCGCTCTTCCTCTCTCACGGCATTTGCTTTGATTTGGTCAATCATTCATCTTCTCCTTTGGTTTATGTTATAACAATCCTCCAAACCGAGTTTTTCTTGCCGGTTTGCGGATCCTTTTGTTTAAGTGGTTTTTTGTCTTCTGTCAGAACCCATTCAGCTTTACGATCTTTGAATAGATCATTGCGCCTTGCGGAAACAGTAGATGGGGCAATATTTAATGAACGGGCAATTTGATTATCTGTTGTAAGTCGGAAGGCATAAGCAATTCTTTTAACAAGCTCTACCTGTTTATCTTTTGAGAGTGTTTTCCATATTTCTGCTTTGTTCTCAATGCCTATCCCTTTCTCCATTGCGCTTGGCCCTTCATCGAACAGAAGATATTGATTATTTACGCTCATTCCTTATTTATCTCCTATGATTTAATTGCCCCGTACTCGGTTGTGCCTTTCGGGGGCTGGCAATGAAGGTGGAGAGAGATACCTTCATTGTGGAAAATTGTTATTTGTAAATAATTCAGAAAATGAATTGTTAATATTACCAATTATTAACAAGCATTGCAATACTTATTTTTCATTTTCAACATATTTTTACCGGTTTTCCTGTTAGCTTTTCAATTTTCCTCTTAAAATCATTTGCATGGCTGTTGTTATCACTTAAATGCAAAAGATAAATTTCTCTCGCTTTTGTCAAATCGGAAGCCATAAAGAAGTCAGCGGCTAAATCGATTGAAAAATGACTGCGTACAATTCTATCTCTCAATGATTTATGCAGCTTCCCTGTTTCTACATTATAGTCAAGTATTGCCTTACTGTAATTAGCCTCAACCATAATGTAGTTTATCCCGGTAAAATTATACTTTACATATTGTGTGTCGGTAATGAAAAGTAATTTTTCATTTGTAACTTCGCTATGTAGCAAATAGCCCAAACAATGAACATCATGTACCAGGTCAAATGGTAAAACTGTAAATGTTCCAACTTTGAATTGCTGTAGTTCTTTAACTATCTTAACCCTGTGCCCGGATAGATTTTTCGCTGTGGCCGTTTCTTGTGAGCAATAAACATCAACTCCGTACTTAATAACATCCGATGCGGCTTTGCAATGATCGTTATGAGAATGGCTAATCAAAACGTGTAGATTACTAATGTTGTATTTAATTGCTCTCTTGATTTGGTTCCATGCAATACCACACTCTATAAGTATCCTTGTTTTTGAATCGCTTATTAAATAGCAATTACCTGTACTTCCTGAAGCTATTACTTGTATATCCATTAAAATGGTGGTTTGTTTTTAAATAAATCTGGTTCTGTTGTTTTTTCTGTATCTGTCGGCTTTTCTACATTTGTAGGTTCTGTTGTCTTTACCGGCTCTGTAAGCGTAATGTCAATAGGCGTTTTGTTGGCCTCTGTCTGTATCTCTTCCAAAATCGCAGCATCTTGCGCCTTATTGAATTCATCAGTATGCGCTTTTACTTCACCTACATACTCGTCCGCTTCACCGTCTTTTAGCGTATCACCGGTAACCATTTCAATTATTTTCTTGCGCATTTTCCTTTCAGCCTTCCCAATGATTGAATCATCAGTTGTGTATAATTTCCCGTCTTTCATTGATATTTTAACGGAAAATTTTTCTTCAATATGTTGCGGCTGTTTGTTTGAAATGAAATCTGCTATAACTACAATTGTTGCCCTTAAATTTTTCGTATCAATATCAGGTATCCCAAAACTCATACGCAAATTTGTATAGTGTCCATCTCTGCGCATTTTATTTCTTAAACCATCTTTTGTGTAATAACAATTCTCTGCAATAATATTAAACTCGTTACCATGCCAAAAGAAACCTTCAAGAGCTGCCTGGATTAAACAATTCCTTATAATTGGGACAGGATAACCGCTATCTTTTTTGTCAGTTTTGAATCCTAAAGCAGTATTTTCAAGATTTTCTTTAATCCCTTTTACAATATTATCAGTTAGCAGCTTTTTAAGCTGACGGATTACATTAGCTTGTGTAGCTGCTACCATCATGTGATTAATTTTTTGATCTTGTTTGGCATCCTGAATAGTAGTTATATGAGTATCAATATCTTTGAATAATGCCTGGCTTTGCTCTGATAGCATATTTTCCAATGCATCTTCAGTTTTTTCTAATTTATTTTCCATTTTTTTAATTCCCTGTTAAAAGTTTAAAATATAGCATCCGATAAAAAATACGTATGCAATTAATAGTATTAGTGCTAAAATAAGACGTCTCATGTTATTGCTCCCGGTTTGTTATTGAATCGTTAAGGTTGGACATTTCTTATCTACAACCAACTCCACTACCTGCGAATCTGTGGGGAGCACTTCTACTATACCCTCTGCGTTATCAATAAAAATAGGGAGCGATACGCCAAAATAATTTGTTAAAGTATTAATTATATCAATACCCCCGTTATAACATCCGGCATTGTTGGCGTAAGGAAAAGGGACTCCTCCAATAAGAGCATCGCAACACTCTACAAATCCGCCATTTTTTTGGTACTCAAATAGTTTAAATTTGACATTTGAGAAATAGCTGTTAATCCGGGCATCGAGCCATTTTATTTTTTCTTTGGTATATTCCTCAAGTAAAAATTGTTGCTGTTCAAGCTCTGCACTCCTACTGGCAAGAACTCTTTCTTCTTCTTTTAATTCTTCGATGCGGGCACTTGACTTTTTGTTGTTTTTATCCTGTTCGATTTTTTCAGATAAAGATTTTATTTCATCCTGAAGACTACTTTTTTCTTTATTCAGCTTTTCCTTTAATTCTGTAACATCTGTAATAACAACACCCTCTAAGGCGGCGAGCTCGTCTTTCATGTTAAAGTATTCTGCCCCGAAGTCAATTACAGTTTCTTCAATGTGTTCGTTTTCTTTTTCAAGCACTGCAATTTCAGCTTTTATCCTGTCAATATTATCCTGTTGTGTTGTAATATCAGTTTCGGCATCAGCAATTTTTTTTGTAAGAAGTTCAATTTGCTTATTCAGCAATTCTAATTCTTCTTTTTTCTTTTGCCCGTCTTCATTGATCTGATTGAGAGTTTTTGCCTTTGTCTCATTAAAATTGCCCTTCATTTTTTCTCGTTCTTTTTCTGCTTTTTCAGGCTCAAGCATTCTCTTACATGTCGGACATACCAATTCATCGTTGTTTAACTCAAAAACTTTTGCATCTTCTGTAATCCATTTTGCCCTTAAGTCTTCAATATCTTTTGCTGTAGCTTCTTTGGCTATTTCGTTTTTCTTTTGTTCCGTGCTTAGTTTGTCCGGCTGTTTTTTTGCTTCTTGTAATTCGATTTCGGCGGTTTGGAGGGCAATTCTCTTATCCAATAGCGCTTTCGATTTTCTCAACTTAACATCTGAAGCAATTTTATCTATTTTCCCCCGCAATTCATTTTTTTTGTTTGCGGAATCGGTATCAACGGAACTTTGAAGTTGTTCATCAATGGCTTTAATCCGGTTTTCTTTATCCTGGATTAAAGCATTAACTGCCTCGATATTCTCTACTGGAATAATATTGCGGCTATTCTCTTCAATCCTTGCCGGAATAGGCTCTTTTGCTTCTTGGTTCTTTTTTAGCTCTGCCGCAATCTGCCCTTCTAATGTTTTAATATCCTTATTCCTTACCCATTCAACAATTGGGGCTAATTTGGGATTGAGTTTAACAAGCTCTTCAAGTGTGATATTTCCTGCAATTTCAGTTAAAAGAGACCTGCGAGAAGACCAATGATAATTTGGGCCACAAAAGTACATCGGATCAATTAATAGAGGAATAATGCTTAGTGAGGCGAAATAATGTTCAATAAACTGATTATATTCTTTTTCGCTTTTAGCTCCTCCATCAATTTTATATTCAGTTGTTGTTTTTAATCTCTTTTCTGTTGTCCCTTTCTTGCCTTCCCATTTCATTTTTAAGGTTTTCTGAAACTCTGTTACTACTAAAGTGTTATCAACAAATCTTCCTATTACTGTAGGGAATACATCATTGTTAACCGTCCCTTCGGAGTCATACGGCTGAATACCAAAAACTGCCCGGTCTTTGCTGTCTTTGTCCTTAATTAACCATGAATAGGCATCAAATAAAGTAGTTTTCCCCGTCCCATTTGTGCCACGAATATAAGTATGTTCGCCGAAATTGATACTGTGTGTGTTTCCACAAAAATTTATCAACTCCAAACTAAGAAGTCTTAATTTCCTTTTTTCCATAATTATAGGACTCCATTCAAGTTTGTAAATTTACCAACTACTTTAATTAATGGTTGCGGAGTATTATCGGTAATTTCCGGCAATTCTTCTACATTATTTTGCTGTGAGTCCTCTTGCTCCTGTAGCATTAAGTATTTCTGCTCCTCTAACGCCTCATCTCTCCGTTTCTTTTCTAATCTTACCGCACTTTTGGCAAGATATATCCTTGCCTTTATTTGCTGCCGGGCAACAATAAGAATCTCTCTCGATACCCTTTTGGCATACAGCATCATAAAATGAAAATTTGTTCTTAATGGTGTGGCCGGATAATAATTCATCCCCTGACTCTCTGCTCTCTCCATTTCTGCCATCATTTTTTACCCTTTTTTTTATTGTTATTAATTTTGTCAAGTTCTTCTTCTGTCAAACTACGTAAATGCGGACTATTCACCTTACATCCTAAGATATTTCCGTCTGTATCTTTTAATGTTAAATGAACTCCATCGTTTTCTGTTATAGTACACAATTGATTTGCGTAAATAACAGGTATTCCCGGTAAATACAGCATAAGTTTCCTATTTAAATATTTAACCTAATTTTTGAATTGGTTTTTCAGTTCTCTCTTCTTTGGGTGCGTTGAAATAACGACTTTTTATTGTTAATTCTTTTACATCTTCTACGTATAAACGTCTGCGTTTCTGTTTTTTGTGATAGATTACTTCGGGCAAAATATTTTCATCAATTAATTGCTTTACTAAATCGACTGGGATGCCCATTCTGCGAGCTGCCTGACTTATAGAGCAAGTTAATTCATTTGTCATCCTTTGCCCCTTTTAATGACATTCTGTAATTGAAGTATTCAATGACCGCTTTTAGAGGTGTATAATCCCCTAAATAGTCACATAACCTCAATAGCTGCTCCGGTTCCGGAAAGGTTGTGTTGTTTGGGTTTACCCATAAATAAACATGACTTTGTGAAAACCCCTCGTTTAGGCTTTCTTGTAAATCTGCGTATATGGAATAAAATGGGTCTCGTTCTCGGCGTTTTTGTTCGTGCCGGTTTAGTGTATCCTTTAATACTGCCTTAACTTTTACCATTGTAAATTCTCGTTTATTTTTTTCTTCCATTTGCACCCTCTCTCGCTTGGGTTTATTTATTTGGTTTTATTTATACTGAAAAATTTATTAATGGCGTCTTTTTCTCATAATACGCTCTCACCGGATCCGTCCACATCACATTTATACCCTGCTCTTTAGCCTCTTTTATTAGGCTATTTATTTCATTCTGCTTAGCCCTTAATTCTTTGAGTAATCCTCTTTTATTTTTTTTACAATCGTTTTCCAAGTTGTTTACTTGTGGATTCTTCTTTACTCGTGTCATTTCACACCTTATTTTTATGTGTAAATTAAATTTTGTTCTTTAGTTCTTTGTTGTTGCTGCTTCGGGAATGGCATTAATCACTATCTGTCGGAGAAATTGGTTCAGCCCGATTTCATTTTCGATTGCCCTGATCTTGAGCTTTTTATGAGTTGCGGAAGGCACATAAAACGAAAGCCTTACTTCACCTTTTGGCTTTTTTGGATTTTGTGTTTCCTCATTTTTTGTTATATTAAACATTTTGTAACCTTTTATTGTTGTTGTGATTTTCTGTTTTTATATCAATTGTGCTAATTGATATAAATGTTTCAAAAGTACACTACTAATATACACTATCAGTTGTTTGGTGTCAAGTGTTAATGTATACTTTTTTTGATTATTTTTATTATTTTTATGTTGATATTATGAATTGGAGTAAGTTTATGGAGTGTCTTTCTAAAGAACTCCAAATTAGCGAATATAAAATGGCCGACCTTACCGGGATAAAACAGCCGATATTACAGCGTATCCGTACTGGTTTTACAAAAACTCCCTCAAGGGGCACGATTAAGAAAATAGAACAAGGTTTGAATATTACAATTAATGATTCCGACCCGGAAAACGTGACTTATACAAAAAACGAAAAGATACATATTGATATAAAGGATTCTCCGGCATCGGGAAATACTAATTCAAAAGTACATTATGTTAATAATTCACCTACTTTCCCCTCGCCCCCCTCTTTTGATGTTCCACTTACCAAACAAATCTTGGAACTTCAATTTGAAATAAAAAAAAGAGATACTCTTATTACAATGTATGATGAAGAATTTAAAAATCTTAACAAAAGAATTGTTGAATTAGAAATTGAGAATAATAGATTAAAAAATAGTAAAAATGAATAAAAAGGGGCATTTATGTAGTAAATATTAGGGTTTTATGGATAATTGGCGAGATGCGATTTTAGAAATATTGCAATATATTTCCGAAGTCGAAGCAGCAGAACGGCTGGGGATTTCGCAAAATGAGTTTCGGAAAAGAGTTCTTCATAATAAAAGTGAAGGAATTATGGAAAAAGTGTTTGAGCTTAGACTATTACTAAGGGGAACACTACAAGATCAAAATAAAACGGGAATTATTGAATTCAAAAATCAGGTACGGGAGCCTAATGATGATATGGTCTTACAGCAAATAAGTCATGCTCATGTTGAAAAAATTGAAATGACAAAAGAAGCCGGACATTTATTGTCTGCTGAAGAATACTTTAAGGAAAAATATTTTAGAGGGTTAGAAGAAGAAAATAATAATCTTCGCCGGTATAACAGACATCTTGAAGAAGATTTAACAAATGCGTTAAAAACAATTAAAAAACTTAAGAAAAAAAATAAAAAATAGAGGGGTTTGTATGAAAATAAAGCTCTGTATGGTTTGGTTACTTCTTACTATTTCGTTGTTAGCACAAGATATTAGGCAAAACAACTGGGGAGATACTAAGGAAAAAGTGATTACAAAAGAAGGAACTCCAATCGAAAATTTATCAGATCGCTTAATATATAAGAAGTATTTTTTAGATATATGGTCAAGTATTGAATGGTCTTTTGCCTTTAACAAATTGCATACTGTCTCAATTAAATGTAGAGATATTACATTAGATAAATTCGAAAATATTAGTAGGCGACTTATTATTAAGTATGGAGATGCTGATTTTAACCAAAATATTAAAGAGGGCACTATTTCCCTTTTTTGGCAGAACGAGAAAACAATTATAACGGCAAAATATTCATTAAAAGACATCTCGCTTAAGTTAACGTACTTTACTGAAAATAAAAAATTACAATCTTCAGTTCAAGAATGGGATAAAGAAAAAGAAAAACTACAAGAAAAAGAGTTTTAGAGCAAAATTAGGAGAGAGAAAACATGAACGCTTGGTCGAAAATTGGCGGCGGTACGCCGTTTGGTTATAAATATGACCGAAAAACAAACAAGCTGGTGACCGTACCGGCGGAAATTAAAATATTAAAAATTATATTTAACTTGGCTGCCGAAGGAAATGGAGTTACTAAAATTGCAAATTATTTGAACAACCATAATTATACCTCAAAGCGTGGAGGGGGTTGGTTCAATACTACAGTTGGGTTTGTTTTGCAGCCGCATAGATTATTATTTTACCAGGGATTAGATAAGAACGGGGGAAAAGGAGATTGGGAAGCCATAATAACTAAAGAAATTTCCGAAAAAATAATAGGCTTCAAGAGAACTCTTGCTCCGGCTAAATCAAAAGCAATTTACTTGTTAAGTTCTCAAAGAATACTAAAGTGTGGTTATTGCGGTGGTTACATGGCTGTTGCAAAAAACAAAGATACTGCTTACTATACTTGCCCTACACGTCACCAAAAGTCAAAAGAGCTATGTCCTGATTCCAAAATGCACCGCATTGAAAGTATTGAAAGTCCTGTGATTTCTGACTTCAACGTCCGAAAGTCACTGCCCTTAATTAAGTATTTTAATAAAGATAAGAAAAACAGGCTTGAATCTATCAATCAGCAATTGGGCCTATTGAAAAAACTGAACAACTCAACAATAGATAACCTAAAAAAAATTATCTCTATGATTGAGGAATATCAAGAATATAAATTCCCTCAAAAAATCAATGAGCTTCCGGATATTGTAAAAGAAATAAATGTAACTAATGAAGCCATTAAAATAACATATAAATTTCCAATAAACAATTCCCTCTCTTTTACAACAATAATTCAGGAGTCAATATGAAAGACAAAGAAGAAGTCAACAAGGATTACTGCAATTATGGAGATGGTCTAATATCACGTAAAGGGGTGTTATATATGCGATATTATGACCCCGCAACACGTAAAGGGCGCATGAAAGCAATTGACTTTCCTTGCAATCGCGAAGGCCTCCGGCAGGCCAAGAAGTACCGAAAACAATTTATTAATAACCTAATCAATAACCCCCTGGTGCACAAAATACCTGTTGATAAATTTATCCGGTTTTCTGAAGGATTCAACCTTTACATATCGAAAAATAAGTTTAGCTCTAAGTCGCTTTCCATTTCCCAATATGCCAAAAATTATTTTTTAGCAGCTTGCGGAGACAAAGTTATTAATCAATATACATTATACGATTACGATATGTTTGTTTATTATTTGGAAAACGAAAGGAAACTCTCAATTACGACAATCGCAATGTATTCAAGACACTTAAAAGCAGTTTTTAATACTTTCAGAAGATGGAAGTTAATTACCGATAATCCAGTTGATAAAATTAAAACAGCTCAAAAAGCTATTAAGGCTATTCCCGATCAGGATATGGCAAGCATTTTAATGCAATTGAAATCACACGAAAAATACCCGCATTGGTATGACTTGATTTACTTTCTTTACTTGTCCGGGTTAAGGATAGGAGAATCCATCAATATGACTTGGGAAATGATAGACCTCCAAAATGATGTAATGACCGTAAATAACACCAAAGCCAAAAGAGTAGATAGAGTACCAATACTAAAAGACCTTAAAGCTCATCTCCTTAACATGAATCCCGCAGGAACTAATGTCGGGAAACTATTTAATTACTCCCGCACTGATTCGACTAATTTTTTTTATAAAATTCAGAAGGAACTCTGGAAGATAGAAGAGAAGAGATACACACTGCATCAATTGAGAAAGACTTTTATTACCTATTTGTTGAAAAATGGGAATAGCATCCATGATGTAATGATATTGTCCAGGCATACAGATTTTCGAGTAATTCAAAAACACTACGATGATATTGGGCTTCAGTTGCCTTCACTCAAAGAAACAATTGATAATCGCACAAGCTTTTTAAACATAAATCAACCATGA